TTCCGTTTAAAAATGGTTCCTTGAAGTCAGGGTCCATGGTCTCTGTTTCTAAAAGCTCTAATTGTCATTCTTCTACTTCTCCTATGTTGTTAGCAAGTAAATAATCGTAGTACAAGTGTACGTTAGTATCTCCATAAGTCCTAATATAGGATTCAGCATCCTCTGGGTCTGCTGAGACCCAGGGATATTCTTGTATCTGTGCCTTATGTAACTGTAAGGCCAGAGATTTTAATTCTTCTTCGTTCATGATATTCTGAAGTTAAGTTGGTAAACCCAATTATTTTTATTTAGCTTGGTGAATGAGATAAAGATACCGTCACCATCGGTAAAATTTTGCATAAATCGTATGCAGCCATCGGCAATGATGTTTTCTCTTGGTCGGTCTACTGTAACCAGGCTTTCAAATGTAAATGTATAATAGCAAGTTTCGTATACCCAGATTTGATTGATATCAATGCAAGCAAGTTGATAGTTATCGTATAACTTACTAAGTAACTCGTATAAGTTAGCCTTTAGGTTTTCCTTTTCTCCATTACAGAGGGAGAAAGTGTTTTTGTTAGCAATGAATCTTTGAAGTACCTCTTCTAAGTTCTGGATGGAGGATTTAGATGTTGTTGTTTTCATATTTTTATTATTTAATTATTACACTACAAATATAAGCATTTTATTTTAAATATTACTTTATTCATGCAATTATTTTAATATAGCTGAGGTTCTACATACAAGAAAAGGCAGTTGGATTGACTGCCTTTTGATTGATTTGTTAACTCTGATAAGAAGGTTTCTTCTTTTTGAATGGCTTTACTTCCCAGGTAACTTCTTGTTTGTAGAAAGCATCGATATTGGAATGAAGCATTTCTATAGTCTCCTGGGTTATGGTATCCTTTGAGCTATAAAGAGTATCATATATGGTTTCCCATAGTTCATTAACCAGATGCTTTTTAATGTCTTCTTTGACATCGGATTCTGGTTCAAATTTGATAGCAACTGTAACATGGTCAATGGTATCTCCTTCTAGGAGAAGGCCTTTGAGTCGAGAGATATCATCTGGAGCATTTAAGTTATCATCCAGGAATCTTTCTATGGACATATCGCCTTGCATTAATTGTGAGGCATGTTCTGCTGAGATAGGAAATTCCTCTATACCGAACATAGAGTTTTCATTGTCTTCTGAGGTAAATACGATTTTTAGCATTATATTTTTGTTTTTAAACGGTTAATTACTTCTTCGTAGAATTGATTTATGAACTCAGGTTCAGGAGTTGAAGAACCTGGGTTAAGTTGTCTCCATAAGATTCCCTGCATATCGGGGTCCTGTTCCTTAAGTGGAATACGTCTAATGATTCCAACTTGTTCGAATGATAAGTAATACTTGGTTTGCATTTATAAAATTTTGATAGATTATTAATTCATGTACAAATATAAAAATAATATTTTAATCTGCAAACAAATTAATAATCTATCTTTAAATTACTGAGGCAGAGCCCGGAATCTGTTTAAGTCCCAATCGTACTTTCTGTCTCCCTTATTAGTAAATACCCAAAGGTAATGATCCTTGTATTCCTTTGCTATGGTATTATATTTAGAAGTCTGGATAATGATACGATTTGGTTCGTATTCAATCAATTCAGCATGTACTGTAGATACATGAGGGCTTTCAAGATTGAGTTTAGCCTTGAAGTCTTTAAGGAACTCATCCCGGTTTACACCATAGTTATCTCCCACGAATTTAATGTAATCGTCCTCTACCTGTTCTAACATGGTAGATACCTTGAATCTAAACTTGTTCATCTTTGTTATTTTTAAGGGTTCGTAATTTCTCTTTGAGTTCTTCAGCATATCTTTCAAGGATATTACTTACTACTACCAAGCAATCTTCATCTGCAAATGACATAATGATATCCATACATTCATCAAAGTAGTTTCCGATTGATTGAGGATTATTCCAAAGTACATCCCAGTTCTTGCAATAATTAAACCGGATAATATCTACGTATTCATTTACTGATACCTTACTATCTGGTAAATATGGATATACCTTTGAATACATAGATTTAAAATTATCCTCAATCTCCTCATTCAATCTAAACTCTTTTGGTAGAGCCTCATAGTAAGACATATCTGGAATATAGAATTGGTAAGCAAATTCCTTATCTATCTGTGCCTCAATTCCCGGGTATGAATTAGCAAATAATACTGGTATTTTATAGAGCAATAAGTCTGGTACTCTATCATATACCTTGTAATGGTCTTGGTATTCTTTGTACGCATTAACATATACCCGGTCATCGTATATATGAAGTTCATTGAGTATCGTTTGAACTCTTGAATGAAAGTCTTCTAACTCGAAGTGCATAGCAATGTTAAAGGTATCTTCCATACCCTCTAACTTTTGTAGAGTAATAAGTCTGCGGCTTTTGATTACTCTGATTTTCTTTTTCTTTCTGAATAAGTTGAACATGTGTTAAAATGTAAAGTTAATATATACGTCCTGAGAACCTTTCATGAATTTCTCATGGTTGGTATCATCGAATTTAAAGCAAGAATATTTGCCTACTGAGCGTTCGTATTCTCCTCTTACCCATACCGGTGCAGTAGTAGTTGGTTTGAGTTTAAAGTAAGTACCTTGATTGATGTTCTTAATCTTGGTCTTTTTACATTCGGGGTCTAATGTTTCCATATATTTGTCTATTTTTAAATTGATATGCAAATATAATACTTTTAATTTTAATATGCAAATCCGTATATACACAACTGAGGCCACCGTTAATAGGTAGCCTCTAAGTTATTTTCTTTTGTTTAAGAATGATGCAGCAAGGGATGTATCTTCCTCTGCCTCTAGTATTTCATCATCCTCTAAATACCTATCCATCTCTGGGTCATATGAATCAGTATCAATCCTCATTTCAATCTCCCTACGCAATTCATGGTGTTCTTTAGAGGATATTTCCATAGCAGCCTTATAGTTATCTGTGATTTGATTGAGTTCTTTCTTATTAAGATTAAGGCCCTCCTTGGACGTATCTACTCCCTCTTGCTTAGTTGCAACTACTTCAGGCAATGAATTGATATCGTATTTGTCCTCTAAGAGTTTTGCTTCTTCAGTTTTAGTAAGTACCTTTTGAGATTCTAATACGATAGTTCTTGCTTCCTCTATCGAGATAGTATTCTCAGCATTGAGATTATTCTGTTGATTGAACTGATTGAAGATATTAGTTGTATTGCCTCCAGTAAGATTACGAATGATTGATTGTAATGATGTAGAAGATTCCAACTTAAGCTTCAATGTCTTATTAACCTCGGACGAAATGAAAGGAGTATATTTACCTCCTTGGGAATCTCTTAAGATTTGCAACTGGTGAGATATCTCCATTCTATCCTCTAATGCCCATGCTAGTTGTTCTCCCAATAACGCGTTAAGTAATTCTTCCTGTTTATCTTTATCCCATATTCTAGAAGACAATAATCTGTCTCTCATGAATACTCGTACATATTCTATATCAATCCCTAGTCTATTAGAGAATGAATTGATATCATAGGTTACTCCACACAAAACACCATTACCCATTAACCATTGATTAATAAGGTAATTCTGTACCTTAATCAATGCTTCCTCTTCATGTGTCTTCTGGTATTCTAAAGCCATTGCAGTAGTACCCATAGGACGAGGGAATCTTGTTATCTTATCTTCTTTTGCCATATAAATAAGCCTTTCTTATATCTTTAGATTCATCATATCCTACTAGCTCTAACTTATAACATACATAGCAATTAATACTAAGGTTATAGAAATATGCCTTATAGGTTTTCTTTTTCACTGCCAAATTAAAAGAATCACCAGAGACATAATCCCTGGTGAAAATTAATTTATCACATTTGCCTATCGGAATACTAAGGCAAAGTTTCCAATCCTTGGCAATAAATTTATTGCCGTGAAGGTCTAGGATTTCCTTTGCCATGACTTCCCTTTTTATAGGTAGATTGTTTTTTGTCTTGTTCATTGAGGTATTCCTTCTTCCTTTTTTCAATGAACTGTTGGATATCTGGGAACATCTTTGCTCTTAAAGGTACTACCTGAGTAGCAAAGAAAGCATTCCATAGGTTCTGTGTAAATCCTTCACCTACTTTAAGCTTGGATATTGCCCAGAATTTACTTTCGAAATTCTTAATGATTTCCTTGAACCGATAATAATATAACTTATGAGTCTTAGGGTTAATGCCAATGGTAGTAGTTTGGCAATAATCTAGAAACTCTTTACCCAATTCGGAAATAAACTCTTCCCTTTTGAAGTTGTAATTCTCTTGGTCGAGTTTAAATAACTTTACGTAATCTATTGCTTCCATATATTTACTCTTTAATTGTTTCTAAAGGATAAGCCTTTAGTGTTACTTTCTTGGTTGCATCCTGGACCTGAAATAAATATCCTCGGTAATTATCCTCATAATAGGAGGACCAGATTGCTTCCTTTACCCTGTACCAATCTAAAGTCTTGGCACCTTTGGGGATTCCTGTGATTAATAACATGTGAGGGTTTTCTCCCACTTGAATGTTAAAAATATCCTTGCCATCAAAGTTACCTATTACTACATAGTCCGGAAAGGTAGGATATTTCTTTAATTTAGGATAAGGTACACCCAAACTATCTACTATGGTTTCAGGCTCTATGATTTGATTCTGAAATCGGATATTTAGTTTCGATTTACCTATGTATAGGTCTTTGACTATATTCGTGAACATATGTAGATTATTATATGGGTTATACCTTGGTCCTTGAAGTTATTTAGGTTAGTTGCCTTTTCCTCAAGTTTCCTTAGTGTCTTTCTAGAATCTGTACAGATTCTTCTGGTTGGATTTCTAACCAGCATCAGAATATTCTCTAGTGCAGGTTGCAAAGCATTAACTGGTCCTGCATAAAGTATCTCATGCTTCTTCCCACTAATTACATTGTATTGGGTTTTATAGGCATACTTACCTTTGATATAAGTTACCTCAACCTTTTCTATTTCTTCTTTTCTTATGTTTCTTACCATAACCGTCTTTATTTACATAATCTGATATTTCGTCTAATTGTCCCAAGAGTAATGCCTGCACAAATATTGGTACAGGCCTGAAAAAGAAGTTTCTTATGTTACTGGTGTTAATATACCAGTCGTATACAATAAAGAACTTCTTAATCTTCCTATGTTTAAGTGAACGTTGAACTAAGTAGGTTTTAACGCATCTCTTATGTAACTCCACCAACTCTTTGTCTTGCTTTAACATCTCCTTTGCGGAGAATATAGTGTAATCCATTTTTATACCTTTAGAAGGTTAATACAATGAGGAAGGTACTCTGATATCAGAGTACCTTCCCTGAGAGGTAAAATCAAGCAACTTGTTCTGGCTTAAGGACTTTATTCCTGAAGTCCTCATATGCCTTGGCAGCTTTCTTGTATTCTTTGGAGTTTTGGTCCTTGATACGGAACATTTCCCGTTCAAGTCTGTGAAGTTCATTACGAGTTTGTTGTCTCCATTTCTTCCGGGCCAGTGTATCGGTTACATCCTCTGGGTATACATATTTTACTTCCCGGTTGGAGATTACCTTTTCGATGATGGAGGGTTTCTGTTGTTTTTCAACATCTTTTACTACCTCTGCTTTTTTAGAGGTTTTCTTTGTTGGTTTGGGTTCTTCCGGAGTAACCTGAACCAATTTGGCACCTGCAAATTTCTTGGCAGCTTCCTGGGATTCTTCTACCAATTGAGCCTTAGTCTTTTTAGTTCCCTGGGCCTTAGTAGTTTTAGACTTGGATGTAGCATCCTTAATTCCTTCTAATTGTTGAGCAACTTTGTTACTGATAAGGTTAGCAACCTTGTTTTCATTCTTTTTCATAATGTCTATATTTAAAATGTTTATAAATGAATTAATTTCTTATCACATTGCAAATATAAGAATAATATTTTATATAGCAATAAAATAAAAAGAATATTTTTAAATAGCTGAGGTTAATCGGCTAAGAAGTCGAAGATCTCTGGAGCATAATCTATCTCGTTTTCTGGGTCTGATAAATATTCGTCCAGGTTTTCGTTATAATAATCGAGTTCTGATTTAGCCTTGGGAGCAGGTACAAAGGGTATACATTTTTCTGGATATTTCTCTGCAAACTTAATAGCATCTTGATAAGTTAACTTCTTATCAGTATAAAATTTAACCCATGTATGGGAGTATCCCACTCCTTTTCTAGTAACTTCGTATTGTTGATATCCAGAATTACTTATCTGGTAGATTTGATTCTCTGGAATGATTTCTATTTCTACCTGATATTCGTATATTCTTTTTCCGAGTTTGTTTGCCATTTCCTGAATTGAATCCATTAATGACTTAGGCTTATCTGCAAATGAGAAACTGTATTTAGTTTCTGGTACATCGTTCTTTTTAAACGACGGAGCAGGACTTATCCTGCTTGCATCGGATGTAGGTTTTGAACCTATAGCCAATCCAATTAGTATAAATCCTGCTAACCCTATGATAGGTAATTTCTTAAGACCTGAGTTCATAGCCCGTGGTTTTAAACTTGTTTCTGATATTAGAAGAAACGTATTTACCCTTGGATTCTGCTAGGTGTAATTCATTGCAGATTTCTTTAGGTACACCATCATAACGGTAAACTTTGTTGCCTTTAAAAGCAATCCAAAGTTGTTTGTTTTTGGAGTCGTATCCGTAGCCTTCAACGTTTGAGGATTCGCAAGGAATCATTTCAACTCCAGTGTTCAATTCAACTGATTCTAAGTATTCGTTCTTGTCCATTTTAAATTAAATTATTAATGTGAGTTCAGGATGAAATTTATTAGTTTCTCTATGTAATAGTTCCCATGCCCCGTAAACTCCTTGGGATAAATTATGTATCCATTCGTCTTCCATTTTGAATAGGATATGAGAACAGATATATAATTGATATTCATTCAGAGTCTTTATCAATTGAGGCATTTCGTATATCTCTTCGTAAATCTGAATATGATGATTGACTGAATCAAGCATCTCTTCATCATTTATCTGTAACAACTTTCTGAGTAAATCAGGTTCTGTTGTAGTGATATTGTTTTTGATATTAGTCAATGCCTCAATTTGAATCTGAGCAATGTTCTTTACTACCTCTTTGGTTTCTGCATCCATTTTAATATTATTTTTCGTTATACAAATATAAGAATTTTATTTTAATAAATAATACTCTTTTATTAAATACTGAGGTAGAGGTTGTCTATCTAGAGATAGCTTCTTCGATTTTCTGTTTGATTGAATCAGGGAATATTATATCTTTGTACCATCTCATAAAGAACTTTGAAGGCTTTTTCTCGGAGTTGAGAAGTAATTGTCGTTGTTCTGCAGAGAACTTTAATCGTTCTTCCTCGAGCATAAACTTGGGGAACTTTGTGAACTCTGCTTGAGAGAAGGATATGGTTTTCTTACCAACAGAGGCCCTTAACGGTTTCTTCCTTTCTTTATAAAGGTACGGAACAATTTTCTTCGATGGTCCACCAAGGATACTAAAGCCGAAGATGACCATTGGGTCGAATTTATCTGCCTTGGGGTCTTTGGCTCGTTTGATACATCTTGCCATCCAGGAGTATGAGTTAGGATATTGATTGTTGTCAGTGGCTTCTCCCACATCCTTACTGTTGAATTCGAATCCTGGGAAATGAAAAAGAAAGTCCTCTGTAAGAATAAAGACAAACCCTAATTCCCTTAGATACTTAATAATCTCTTGTTGGCTCTTACCTTCTTCAACCATTTTCTCTACATCTGCCAAGATATCTTCTCTTGGTGATTCAGTAAGTTGTTTACTACCAGTAGAAGGTCTTCCTCTTCCCACTGAAGGTTCTTTGATTGGTAAGTTACCTACGAGCTTATCTAAGTAATTCTTAAAATTCTCGACATCTTGTTTATTTGTAAGAGTTACCTCTATTCTTATAGGTCCCTTGTGTTGTACCTTTGGCCCTGAATTCATCTCGGTATACGCATCTACCAATCTATCCTGAATATAGGAGCCATTATCTTCAAGTGTAGTGATACGCAGTTTGGGTTTATATGTTTTTTCTTCCATAAAGTCTTAGTATTAAAAAGAAAGGCCTGAACAAAAGTGATTTGCCAGGCCTTTACATCATTAACGAATACTTAATAAGATATGGGATTAATCTTCTTCTTTTTTGGCCTTCTTTTTCTTTTTATCTTTGGCCTTTTTGTCCTTCTTTGCAGGAGCAGCCTTTTCAGTAGCTTCTGCCTTTTCTTTCTTTTCCTTCTTGGGTTTTTCTTCTTTCGGAGCTTTACCGGCAGCAAGTTTTCTTTGTTCCATACGATATTTTTTCTTTTCATCGGAAGTCATTTCTCTGCCGTCGATGAGAGGATAATCGTATTTGGTAACTCGGCCATTAGATTCCTTCTTTTCTTTTTTCTCTTTTTTCTTTGAAGCCTTTTCATCTTCTTTGGCTTTTTTCATTTTTACCAATTTGGCTTCGTTCTTTAAATCCTTTTCAGGATACTGGGCAGCGACTTTGTCCCTTTCCTTGTTGAGCTTATTCAAGAGTTCAGTAACCTTTTTACCATGTTTCTTGTCTTTTGACCAATCCTTTTGAGGGTCCAAGTTGTTCTCTTTGAGATAAGCATCCAATGCCTTTTTAGCCTTTGAAAGTTCCGGAGTCTTATTAGCCGGTTTGTCTTTCTTCTTGTCTTTCTTCATGTTTCTAAAATTTTTAAGTGGATTGAAATTTCCTTAGTAATTATCCATAGTTATAATATCCTAATCGAAGTAGGGATTTCCTTAATTTCTAGGATTTCTATACTTGCATTTTCAAGAATGGCTCCAAGTTCTAAGGCATCCTTTATCTCTTGCTCAGTAAGATTGACAAAAGTTTGTTCTGCAACCATTTCTCGTCCATCTGAATAATTAACATATTTAAACTTTACAGTACTGATAGTACCTTTTAGTTTTTTATCTAGCCTACCCTTAAAATCCTTAAGCCTACGTTTAAGATATTGAAGGTGAATAACATGGGTTTGATATTTACCTCTCTTATGAGGAGGAGTAACCTTAATCATATACCGAGTATATTCCATATCTTTTAATACGGCTTGAATACCCTGTATGATGGTTCTTAAATTCATTTCTTCCATGATGGTCTTGGTATTGGTTTATTTTCGATTGCCATTTCGGTTAGCATTTCTTTGGCTTCTTTAATAATTAATTCAGAGAGTTCCCTTTCTTCATTCGATAAGGGAGGGTCCATATCTTTATCTTCTAGTGCATTAGTATAATTCTGAATAAGATTATCTAATGCAAGAATAGTTATATTCTTTCTGATTTCTCTTTTGTCTTCCATAACCTATAAAATAAATAAAGCCTACTACCTTCTCAGGCAATAGGCTCCCAACATAATTTTTGAAATACTAATAAACTATGCAAACCATTAGCGAGAACATCGCTAATAAGTAAGGGATAGAAGTTTAATCTTCGTCTCCGGCTTCCTCTTCTTCGCCCTTAGCCTTTTTAGCTTTCGGGTTACAGATAATACCGTGTCCTTTTTTGGATTTTACGGTTAGATTGCCCGGTACGAATGTTACGGATGTAGAAGTTGGTTTACCGTCGATGACCAGAATTGATGTTACCACCACTCCCTGATATCCTTCTTTGTTCTTTACTGCGTAACCGTAGTTCTGAACTTCGGATTTATCATTGATTTTGATAACATCAATTTGCTTACTGTTTGGACGTTGCTCTGCAGGACGGTTTTTCAAAGCTTCCATACGAGCTTTACGTTTTGCTTCTTTTTCAGCATCTTTTTCTTTGCCACCTTTCTTCTTGGTGTCTTCTTTTTTCTTAGTTGCCATAATCTTTTAAGTTTTAGTTTTATTTAATAGAACAATAGTTATTTCTTATGATAAAGGTGGGCTATTGCTTTAGCCCAACCTTCATAGCCGGAGAATGAATTACTTCTTTCCTTTTTTGCCTTTACCTTTGGCTTCTTTCTTTGCCGGGAGTTTGAGACCCAATTCTTTGGCAATTGCTTTGCGAAGTTTTTCGATATCATCTTCTTCAAAGTCATCCGGGTCTGTTTCGAGATCTTTGTCATCGCAAACATCTTCCAGTTCTTCGAAGTCCATTTCGGCAAGAGCTTCACCGGTTAATTCTTCTTCCTCTTCGTCCTCATCTTCATCGTCGTCCGAGTCTTCATCATCCTCGTCATCTTCATCAGAGTCCTCATCATCAGAGTCCTCATCATCATCATCCTCATCGGAATCTTCGTCATCGTCCTCGTCTTCGTCGTCATCATCTTCCTCTTCTGAAGCAAAGAAGTCTTTTGCTTCTTCGGCAGACAACATAATAGGAGCTGGGATAATTTTTACTGAGCCATCCTCGTAAGTAATGATGATTGCACCATTAATCTCTTTGCGAGATACTTCCTTTAACTCTACCTTTTTGGTTTCTTTCTTAGCCATTTTCGTAAATGTTTAAATGTTAATAATCAATAGTTATATCACTCTGTTATAAGTTTCTTGTATTTTCTTTCACTTCCCGTAAGATAAGCAAATGCAATATTATATTGTTTTACCTCATCAATTACGGTCTTTAGTTCTTCTTGAGATTCTATCTTTACATCTTCTGTATCGATAACTTCATCTTGGTCATTATAGGTATTAACCTTAAAGGATTTACCCATGAACGGATTTAATTGTTTATGTACCCTTACTTCCGGTACTGGGTTTTTAGTTTCCATTGCTGTATTTAATTTTAATTATTCCAGGAATACCAACCTTACCAAATACTTCGGTATAGAATTTGTATTTTGGATTTTGCATTGATTTATAGTTATCAGCTAATCTCATGGGAAATACCCAATATTCATTTTCTAGCATCCTGTTTGTCATAATGTAGGCATATTTACTTCTCATCCTATATTTGCTTACAGGAATGAATCCCTGAAATCTTAAAGCTTTTACTAAGAACCTTTCTTTTGGTTGCCATCCCAAATGATTTAAAGATTCATCATAAAAGATATCAAGCATATCCCTTTGTGCTTTGATAAATAGTACTTTCTGTATCGGGATATCTAATTTCTTTCTTAGATACAAGGCCAAGGAACATACCAATGGGGGATATTGCAAAGAAAAAATATTATATTTATTCTTTTCCTCTTGACTCAGCCTGTTGTAAATCCTGTAAGATAGCAGAATGGATTTGTATTCTCTTCTTCCGGATATACTTGGAAGATATGCCTTCCCGTTGTCCATACAATTTTTGTGAGTACCTTTCATTGAATACCTTCTTTCCTTTTGATTTAAAGACCCGGTGCATTTGAACCATGAACCTTCGTCTTCTGTGTTTATCAATTTTATATTCATCCGGGATAATAAACTTCCTGGCTTTTACTAATCTCCCTTTATACCAGAATTTAGTAGAACCAGATTTATGTCTTAGACCATTCATATCTTGAAGTGTTCTTATCCCTTGCCTAAGTAATTTCCTGCCTGATATGATATGAATATATTGAAGAACATCTACTCCGTACATATAAACCAAAGTCTTTTTTATCTGGTACCTTGTGAAATAAGGGATACCGGTTAAGTGTTTCCGATATAAACTTTTTTCGGTAATATATTTGTTGGTTGTATCTGGTCTCCATGTCCATATATAATATCTATCTTCTCGGATTGGTTCCCTACTACTTTCCTTTAGTTTTACCATTGTTCATAGTCCTCCTTGCAGTTCTAAACCAAAGTGTTATTGATTTATCGTTTGCATCTGGGAACTTCTTTTTCATCCTTCTAGTTACTCTTTCTAAATCGTAACCCTTTGCAACTAATGACCATACATAGGATTTCTTAGTTCCCTTGATGAGATTAAATTCATCCCTTTCTCTTGGTGGTTTCTTCTCCCTTGGCTTTTTTATTCCTGGAACCCTTTTGGATTTCCTTTGCCCATCTTCTCCTTCTTCTCCGAGAAACCCAAGCCTTAATTTCGAATTCCTTAAAGGGTCATCCTTTGAATAACCTATGTTCTCCAATTGTTTATCCATCCAATCATCATATTGGTCAATTAATGATTTGTCTGGTTTGTTAGTTGACCTTTCGATATAATCAATTAAATCGAAAACTCCAGCAGCACATGCATCAGGGAAAGGCATACCCAATACTATGGCTTTTCTTTTTAAATCCCTGTAAGTCATATTCCTCACGGCTGAACCAAGGAAACTGGCTTTTTCTTTTGAGGGTGCTGGTTTATTCTTTTTGTTCTTTCTCATATCTTTTATTTTAATTTGTTGCAAATATAATACTTTTTATTTATATAAAGAAATATTTCTACTTATTTTTATAAAAAGCTGAGGTATCTGATATGCGTTCAGCAGCCGTTGATTTAGGCTTTTTCTTCCTTTTCTTTTTAACCTTATCGGCATTGAAGGCCATATCAAGTTTCTTAATACTGAATTCTATATTATTCACTTGATTATAGTTAACTGCTTTTTCCACGCAGCATCTGTACTCAGGCCAGAAGCGTTGTCCTAATTTTACATCAACTGTTTTAATCATAAACTTGGATACCATAAATCCAAATGTATCTGCATCATCTTTCTTTTCGAATACATACATATAGAATCTACTAAATTCACTAACTACCTCATCTAAAGGTCTTACTGGCATTAATAGATATCCATCTGTATATAATTCTTCTGATATTAAGCATACCCAGTATTTCTTTTTTCCGGGTTTTACTTTATATCTAAACCTTTCTTTCAGTTTTGTGTGCATCCATTCTGGTACTCGGTTTAAAAGGTATTTAATGTATATCTTGTCCTTCTTATTCAACCGCCTTTTAAATGCAGAAGGCTGTTGTAGCATTCTTGGTAGAATCCTAAAGTTATTCCACCTATCGAACTCTAGAATTAATCTCATTGAATCTAAGTCCCATTGGTCTTCTGATTCTTTGAGTCTTTTCATATTCCTTTCGATATTACTATTGCTTACCTTTGAGAGTAAGTTAGAAGAGTCTCCAGTATATAGACTTGCTTCTTTCCTTGTTAATCTCTTTTCAATACATCCTTCAATAAAATCACAAAAGCTTCGTTCGCAAGGGCAGTCAGGTCGAAAAATAGAAGTGTGTAACTCGAAAAAATCAGAGAATAATCTGAAGAACTTTTCTGACCTTTCTCTGATTTCTAAATACTTGTAATGTGACAACTTTAAAATTTCACCAGCTTCCCATGAAGATTTGCTTTCGGATAACTGAAGGAATAAAGACTGCCTCTCTATTTCGTTTAAGCAGTCCCAAGCTTTCTTCTGAGCATCGTTCATATTAATTCCTCCTAAAATCCATTATTCTATCTATTGATTCACTTGTTATCTCATTTGGGTCATAATCTTGGGAGTTAGCATATAACTTATCTGGGTCATAATTCTGGTACACGCTATAGATTACGTTATCAAAGGGTAACCATATTTCCATTTTACCCATTTCCGGATATAAAAGAAGTTGTATCATTTTATTTATGTGGTCTATACCTAATACCGTAGCATCTATTCCTTCGTAAGGATAACCTTTGAGTACTAAGTAATCGCCTATCTTAACATTCATCAAATCGTCTACAGAATATTTCTTTCCTTCTTTTGCCATCCTCTTAAACCTTTTAACATCCTTTCTGGTACATGTAGCTACCAATGAGAAATCATCAAAGTCTTCAGAATTATCTATTCTAGCTTTCTTCTTTCTTTCATGAAGAGTCTCTGTAGACTTTAACCAAGTTCTTATACCTGATATACTTCTCTTCAGTTTGTTTAGAAAAGGTCTAGAGTACGCTAACTCTGTAGGCATCTTGATAAAACCATAATTGAATAAGATAGGTACTTCTTCGAATATCATCTTACCCTTTGCGGTTTTCTTTAAAACGTTTATCGTAGGGATAATAGCACGTACTTTTTTATATCCCTTTTCTTTAAGTTCTTTATTAATGTTCTGATAATACTTTCGTTCTATGTAGAAGATACAATAAGAATAAGGGATACGTTTCATATTATTTCTTTTTGATGATTAACTTAGCTTGCTTATGTACTTGCTTATAATTAACATTCTCCAGAATATCACTTGCAAGAAATACATAAAGATTAACTGAAGTACTGATTGACATACTGGGTTTTTTAGATTGTACCCATATAAAATCTCCCAGAGTACCAGTTCCCCCTTCTACTACGAAGAAAAATTCATTTGCAGGCATAGAGTTATACCTCATACATAATATAGGGAGTTTATTTGCCCTTTTAGCATCCTTGCTTGCTTGTTCCCAAAATCTTAGGATATCACAAGTTTTATTACCAAGCAGTACATGTTCGAATTTGATATCTTTGTAGTTTTTACATTCGATAGATATCTTACAGCGATGAGCATGTTTTTCATCTGTACAGGTTAAATCAGAAGTGGCATCCTTATTAGAATGCCAAGCTCCTGAACCTGCCCGATTCCTTTCAAATTTGAACCCAGTCCACTGAGTAAACCAGGCTCCTATTTTTCTTTCAAATCTGTTTCCTTTATTTTTTGAGTTCATAGGTTAATGTCTTGTAGTTATAACATTATAGTAAATTATAACTACTTAGGCCATTGACTTTTTCGACTTGCAGGATTTTCGTATTTGATAGAGGAAGAGAATCTAAATGAGTAATTAAGAATAGGGTTTTATCTGCAAAAGTATGTCTGATTAAAGAGGTTACTACTTCTACATTATCAGAGCTTAATGATTCGAATACCTCATCCAAAAAGGCAAGGTTTATACCCTTAGACATTGTAAGAGATTCATTCATTGCAAATGCCATTGCAACACAAACCAGTTGTTTTTCTCCACCGCTAAGTTCATCATAATCAATAATTTGCCCATCTCTTTCAATTAGAGTAAAAAATTCTTTTCTAGCAGTACCCAAGTCTATGTTAAATTCAATCCTAAATCCCAATACTTGAGAATATTTATCAAGGGTTCTATTTAACATATCCAAAGATGAATCGAATAGATAAGCCTTGATTCCATTGTTACCGAGAGGGTCATTGATTAACCAATTGTAATTTTCTAACTCTAACTCTTTATTGTGGTAATCTTCGTCTACCTTACGAAGAGTTTTTCTAATTTCCTTAAGTTTCTCTTTATATTTAGGAGACATAACCTTAAGTTTCTCTTGTTTGAGCTTTTCCAACTCTTCATCAATATCAGCAATATCAGAAGCAATATCATCGCATTCTTTTTGAAGTCTCTTATACTTCTCATTCGTAGTTTTCAACTCATCCAACCTACCAAGAGCATCCTCATATTCTTCTTGTAGTTTGTCTGAGTTTATAATGGCTTTATAGATAATATCTACGCTCTCTTTAGCACGTTTGTAGTGGCCTTTATCTAACTGTATCTTAAGTTTCTTTACAAAATCTGGTAATGATACTCCTGAAATATTACGGTTGTGTTTTATTTTAGATTTAAGACCATCTACATAATCAGTATGTTTCTTAATCTTAACCCTAAGACTCTGCTCTACCTCGTCCTTAAGTTGTTGCTGTTTTTTAATAAGTTGCTTAGTTAGGTCTTCCCTATCTTTCTTTAATTCTCTACGTTCTGACTTTATTTTTTCTTTGAAACCTTTCTCTCTATCACGTAAATCAAAGTAAGCTTCCTTATTTGCTTCAAGTTCTTTCTTTAATAAAGCAGATTGGTGTTCTACTTCGTTTGCCTGAGCTAATAGGTTATTTTTATCCTGCATAGCTATACCTTTGGCAATATTAAGAAATTCTAAATCAAATACTTCTTCGAATATCTTCTTTTTATCTGAATTAGATTCTTGTATCAGTCGTTTAATACCCTGACCAAACATAATTGAGTTCATAAATAGAGTGTAAGATAAACCAAGCTCTGCATTAATGGCATCTTGTAGTTTATTCTTACCCTTTACATTTACTACCTCATTATCTTTCATAAGAATAAGCCTATCTTTACCTTTAGCTCCATCCTCAAGAACTATATTGCATTTCTGACATCTGATAATTTTATAGATATGTTCTCCTTTTTGAAAGAATACCTCTACCATTACTCCTTGGTAATCTTTAGGTCTTACCTTTTCCCAGGTAGTTACTTCTGATACCCCTTTTAAATTTTTACCATATATTGCCCATACCAATGCCGATAAGATAGTTGATTTACCTTTACCATTCGGTGCCTTGATAAGTATGGTACAACTTGGGTTTAAAGGTATATGTAGGTTTTCTATTGAACAGAACCCTACTACGTTCATTGTTGTAAATGTTAACATGATTCAGCTTTTTTAAGTATGTCAATCAGTAGTTCTTTCTTATCTTGTTCAGTTATACCTTTTTCCTTAAGATACTTCCTTGCTAGAGCTTTCTTAGAAAGTTGCTTAGTAATTTTATGGTTAGTATTTACTAAGTTACTAGTTTTCTTAGGTAAAACGGTATAATAATTGCCATCATCTTTAATATCCTCTTCAGATTCTACATCTACGAATTTAGGAAATTGCTTAAGGTGTACGAATTGCATTGATAAGTCTGAATAAATCTTCCAATAGCCTAATTTACAATCTCTATCGGTTCTCCTTTGATGATTAGGAGCTCCTATCATATAAACCTTCTTTGATAGTCTTTGGGGTTTATGTATATGACCACATAATACCAAATCAAACCTATTCAAGATATTTACATTTAGATTTTCTACAGAATCAACTTCTCTACCATCAGTATCCTTTGCTCCTGGATAATCCGTATGAAGAAGAAGTATGTTCTTTACATTCTTATCTAGTTTAAGTTTCTTAAGATATTCACTTAGACCCACATTATTATCAATATAGGGAACTCCATAAATGTGGTAATCTCCATAAGAACACCATTTAATTCTGGTTAGATTAACACAACTCATAAAATTCTTATGAAATACAAAAGGCCATCCCTTAGTTATCCTATCAATATGATTTACAGATTTCAAATCGTGATTCCCGTCTATATAAATCATTTTGAATTTTGGATAGTTACTCTCTAACCTATCGAACTGTTCAGCAACGAATATTGCTAAATCTTGGTCAATTGATTCTGGCTTATGAAATAAATCTCCACAAAACAAAGCAGGACATTTGTACTTTTCACATTGACCTGCAATAACGTCAAGGACCTTGATACTATTCAAGGTCCTATTGTTGTTCTCATTGAATTTTGCCCATAAATTGATGTGCAAATCCGAGAATGCTATAAATACTACTTCTTTACTCATGAAGAAAATCAATAATAAGTTTCTTACGAATATCCAAATTAGCTTCTCTTATACAGAGAACTTTAGTTTCACCATACAGGGATTTGATTACTCCTTCTGTTGCACCATATTCCAAAAGTTGATTCTTAAATATATTCTTATAGATAGAAGATATTTCCTTAGTTGGTAAGAATCCCCACAAGTTCAATACGTTATCCATTATAGAAGATATTAAGAACTGGAAGTAATTATTCTCTATTCGTTTGCCATTATCTTCCATAACCCATTCCTTTACCATTGCAGTAGTAAAGTCTAATAGAATGAGGTGAGTACATTGCTGATTGAGTAACATCTTGCAAGTTTCGAAAAAGTGTTCCATTTCACATTTAGGAACATTCTTGGCTTGCTTGTAATAGAAATAGGCAGCTAAATCAAGATAGCTTCTATCTGTAACAAATCTATCCCTATCTCTGAACATTTTGTTTCTTAGGTTCATTACCTGAAAATCTTCGAGTAACAAATCCTTTGAATCCCTTTCTAACATCTCTTTATGAGACATATCCTTTGTTTTAGGTATTAAGTCTGATACACTACCAGATATAAAATCCAATACTGGAGGGTATTCTGTTACATCAAACTTAATCATCCCGAGAACTTCTTTTGCTAAAGTGGTTTTCCCAACTCCACTTGCACCTGCAAACATTATTTTCATTCGGATAACTCTTTAAATGGTTTAATAAATTCTTTAGTTAGGAACGAAGCAAGAGAATACTCTATGCACAGTTTCCTAAATTTATCATAGTTGAAAGTCTTCTTTCTCTTGAGAGGTATCTTATCTAAAGGGACATTACCTACAAACCAGAATAAATCAATCAACTTACGATTCCTTTCCCAAGCTTCTTGGTACTCTTTATTAGGTTTAGCTTCCAAGTATTTGTAGATTGATTTATACTCATCTAATATCTTTCTTGCAGTTACTGGACCTATACCTTTAAAACCAGGGATATCATCGGAAGTATCACCTACCATTGCAAGGTATTCAACGGTCTCATGTGAATGATAACCAAATAACTCTTTACAATTACCCATTCGAATAACTTCATCCTTTCTTGGATTTAATATCCTAACGTTCTTGTTTAGAAGTTGATTAAAATCCTTATCTGATGATACCAAGATTACATTATCCGAACGATAAGTATTAATAATTAGGTATGCTAAGAAATCATCTCCCTCATATTGAGTTTTATTCCTTTTATCAAATATATAAGAAATTCTTAGCATACCTAATATCTTCATTATAATTGCCTTTTGTATTTGCAAGGATTCATAATCAACCGATATATTTTTTCTGTGTCCCTTATAGTTAGGCAATAACTTATCCCTTACTGGTGAATGACCGTTATCAAAGGTTATAACTACTTCATTGGGTTCAAACCTGGTAAGATACATGTGAAGTGATTTGAAAAATCCAAATATTGCTCCACTTGGTTTACCGTCTGTGGATTTAAGTTTCTCGAACTTGTGAAAAGATTGATGGAGAATGTTCTCTCCATCAATCAATAATACTGTTTTCTTACTCATCGTCTTCCTCCTCGTCATCTGATTCGTTAAATGATTCATATTCTACTCCATCTACTGGATATAAATTAGTAGTCAATGCTACTATCTTCTTTCTAGTAGCACCAATAGTATTTATTCCAGCTTTACGAAGTAATTTACGACGAAGTTCATCATCTTCTTCAAGAAGTTTTTGGAATTTTTCCTCCCCTCTTGCAAGAGTCTTCCCTTTGAACTTATAAACTCCACCTGAGGATTTTTCGATGATGTCATTCTCTACTAATACATCTTCTAAGGCATAGCATCTATCAAATCCAACTTCATGGAATTTAGGGTTGAAGTAAACCGGACATTTGCTGATTGTAGGTCTTGGAGGAGCAACCTTATTTTTAATAAGTCTAATTGTGACAAGCTTTCCAGCTTTTCTTTCTTTACCGTTTTGCTTAACTGTGATAGATTTTCCTGAATAGAAAGCAGCTCTGATTGAAGCATAGAATTTGAGTGCTGCACCTCCTGTAGTAGTTGTATTATCTTTTCCGAATCCGACATTTAAAGCAGTTCTTAATTGGTTAATGTAAATCTGTGTAACTCCTAATCTATAGAATAATTCACTTCTGATACGGAAGTATTTGTAAAGAGCTTTTGCTCTACCTCCCATTTCAGCCTTACCCTCTACCATTTTAGAATCTATGTTATCTGCACAATCCATAGCAGCAATAGAATCTATCACTAAGAGAATCGGTTCATTATTAGTTAATTGAGAACGTAAGTAAATTGCTAAATCTGCTACTGCGTCAGAAATATACTCGATTCGAGTATCTGTTAATACCGTAACTTTTTCTGGGTCTACTCCATTAGCTTCTGCCCAAGAGTTCATCCAAGACTGTTCGGCATCTACCCATATAACATGCCCACCAAGTTGTTGACAAGTATATGCAAAGTTATATGCAATAAGGGATTTACCAGAGGATTCTTCTCCAGCTACTTCAAGTACTTTACCAAATGGTATACCACCACCAAATGTATAGTTGAGAGCAAAGAAAGTAGAGGGTAACCATAAGTTTGATTCTACTGTATCTGAAGCCAATCTCATGATACTACCATATTTCTTTAATATCTCATTTTTTGTTGGTACCTTTAAACCAACCTTAGTTTTCTTTGCCATATTAAATTCCTCTTGATTTTAAAATATTCATTGCCTGATTCAATACGTTTTTCTCTTCATCGGTAAACTTCATGAGACTACCCTTGTCAAATACAAGTTCTACTATGTGATATCCCATGAAGGGTACTTCAGACCTCTCTCCATTGGGTAATTCTACTTTGACATACATCCATGATAATATCATTTCTGCCATAAGAGGGTCTACCAATTCCAATATTAAAACGGGATGTTCCCAAAATTGATTATTTCTGTATATTCCAGATTCTTTATATTTCTGTTTAACCATTTCAGAAAAATCCCTCACCTTTGCATAATCAAAGTCTGGCCCAATATCATTAATTTCACAAAATCTTCTTATAATCTTTGACTTATCTTCATCTGATAAGTTTGCCCAATATTCTTTTGATACCATAATGTAATGTATTTAGACTAAAGAAGGTGATAACTGAACGAATCTAATTACCACCTTCGAATGAAACCCTATGTTTAACTAACCTTTAAATATCTGATTTGTAACGTTTCTTCTTTTTCTTTTTGGGTTCATCATCCTCCATATAATGGTCTCTGTGAATCCCTTTCTTTTTTGCCTTTTTCTTTGGTTTGTCATCCTCGTCATCGTCTCCTCCATGGTCTTCATTCAAGAACTTAGCAAGAAGTTCTTCCAGTTCATCATATGATTTGATTTGAGAACGAACTATACCTTCCAGGTCTACATTACCTTGGTACTTCTTGTCCAATTTGGTTGGTTTACAAGCCCGAGCAGAATATGTAGTATCAAGCTTACCAGAACCCGAACGAATAATTTTGATATCGTATCCATTTCTTGGGTCTGTCATATCACCAGCTTCATCCTCATCGAGGTATAAGTCGATAATATCTTGATAAACAGAGCGTGGAACTAGAACTCCCTTATCTTTACCCTCGTAATCAAATTTAGTTCCCTTTTCGTCTGCATAGACCGGACCACCAATAACGTATCTTCTTCTTGGTACGAGAGTTTTTGCAAGTTCCTTGTCATCCTCATCCTTTGAGTTTTTCAATTCTTGATATTTTTCCATGAAGGGGCATGGTTCATCAAAAGTAGCCGGAGATATTACTCCTCCCAGATTACCTCCAAGATAGAACTGAACAATTTCTATACCCAATTCCTGGTCATCTCCCGGAGATTTGATTCTCATTCGTAAAGTACCTTCTTTAGGGAATACCAAACCATTGCCGTTTCCCTTAGATTCTAGCTGTTTCTTTCTAGCCAGCATCTTTTCTTTTGTAGAAAGTCCATCTGATGAAACTTTCTTCTTTTCCTTTTTGTCAAGTGCCATATTAATCGTTATTATTTGGTTCTGAGTAAATTATCTCATTCATACTCAACACCGTTAAAGTGTTCTTTTCCAAAAGTTGTTGTAAGCCTGGGGTAAGCTTGTCTGTTTCAAATTCCAGTTCCTTACCGGCATACAAACCATAGGTAACTATTCTACCTATTTGCACCAAATCCCGGTAAGTTCTATACTCTTCGGTAATCTCACCGAGTTTAACTATAACTCCCTTACGAGGAACTCCCTCTTTTACCTGTTCCGGGATAATAAGCCCACCCCTAGTTTGGTTTACTTCTTTTGGTGATAAGATAAGAACTCGGTTTTCAGTTGGACATCCTGGTAATTGATTATCAAACTGAGCTGCTACCATAGCAGAAATGAAAGATAGTGAATAATTCATATTCTTAATTCGTTTTTAAAAGTTAGTAATTACTTATAGTTATTATTGTTGCTTCCTCATGTTGGCATTAATAGTCCTCAAGATATTCTCTCTAGACTCATAAGCTCTACATATTGAAATATACTTGTTAGCCTTTTCTACTGCTTTTAAATACCGTTGATATATTGACTTATACTTGGGAGATATATTAGCCTTATGAGCAACGTAATCATTATTGAACCTTTCATTAGATTCTTTAATAAATATCCAAGCAGCAGAATAAGCTTCATCCTTTTCTCTTGCTAGAGCATCCCTTTCTTTAATATACTTATCTCTTAATGAGCAAAGTATATAATAACTAGTTGGGGATTCCCTTAACTGAGAATTAATGATATTTTCATTAATGGATAATTCCTTAGCAATATCTATGGTTATGATATTACCTTCGAATTTAACCCTTAGTTTCTTCAGTTCCGTTTTCATGTACTTTCAATAAATTCTTAAAATCTTCTTTTGAATATTTACCCTCTTGAATTGCTTTAGATACCTGAGCAAATGCACAATGGTATGCAGTATCTAAACCAGGCAAGTGAAGAATAGATTCATACTTACCAATTATATCGATTAAAGCTTTGAATCTTAAATCACATAAATTATCTGTTCCTCCTCTATCTACTAAAGTCATAAACAGAGCCCAATAAATATGAGTAGCATCTTCATAAGCTAACCTTGCATCTTCGTCCTTCATTACACCAAATGCCAAATCCTCTAATAGTTTGAGATTTGATTGAAGTTGCTCTATCTGAGACCTAACTCGGTTGAATACCATTTTATCTCTACCGACTAATCTCAAATTACATAGGTCTAATTGACGATTGAGATTTTGAATAGAGAACTCTAAGCAGGCAGATATCATATAGGTTAAAGATGATAGCCTATTTGTATTCATTATTTGTTCTTCAGTTGCCATAGTTTATAATATTTTATTATTTATGTTGTCATAGTATCCTCTTTCTTCACTCCTGTATGTGATTTTGGATTTTCTTTATGATGAAGATACCTATTACAACCTGGGCACTTAACTAATTTACAATCAGCAAAAGTGGATGAATCTACTTCTGAGTAGTCATATTCAAATTCACAATCACAGTATGGGCATTTAGCTCGGTAAATCGTGGGTCCGTTCAAAATCTTTTTCATAAGCCTTCATTTGTTTATTAAATCTCTCTTTAAATTGCTTAATATGGATATGTTTATATTTCTTATGTTCAGCCATATATTCCTCTACTGAGAAATCGGGTTGTAACATCTTATTATAATCATACCCAGGGATAAAGGGTAATTCCTCTGCCATAGTTCTACCAATGGTAAAGTCCATGTCCATATCAACATCATCAACTTGAAATCCGAAATACCTTTTCGTACTTGGGTTACGTAGGATATTCCAGATTGTATATACAGTCCAGGTGTTAATATCTTGAGGTTTAGAATACATATATACAGCATCATGTACTGTACAAGCTTCTTTCATCATGGGTAATTTACCTTGTCTCATTAACCAATAAACAAGGATAGCTCCAAAATTTGTCATATTTGCTGCAGCACCTTGACAGGGGAAGTTAAGACCTAAACGAATTGCATAAGCAACTTCTTGCTTGTCATTTGAATATATTTGTGGGAGTCTTCGTTTAGTACCAAATAACTGTGTGTAATACCCATGCTTACGAAGGAATTTCTCTTGTTTCTCTTTAAACTTCCTAATCTTAGGATGTTGACCAAAGAATACTTCCATTTCCTTTGCTGCTTCTTCTGGTGTAACTATAATACCTGCTTTTGGGTCAGATAATTTAACTGCTAGCAATTTATTACCAATTCCATAAATAAGTCCAAATGCAATCTGTTTAGCTTGCTTTCTCCTTACCTTCCATAACTTATAATCGGGATGTGTTTCATCTTCATAAGCTTTACTTGCTTCTTCGATTGATACACCGTATTTTGCTGCTGCTATACCAAGATGAGGGTCTACTCCCTTGGCAAATGCTTCCAAATAAGTTTCGTCTCCAGATAGATGAGCCATCATTCTTAATTCTGCTTGAGAATAGTCGAATGCCATATATAAATAACCCGGAGGAGCAACTAATTGTTTCTTAATATTTGGGTCTACAGATGTCTTTGGTATTTGCTGCATATTTGGGTCAGCAGAACTGAATCGATTAGAATCTGTTCCATGTATATTATACCTACCATGTAATCGAGAATCATCTTGGACTTTTTCATGCCAACCTTCAATATAGGTAGTATACATTTTCTGTAAACCTCTTAATTCAAGTAGCTTATCAAGGAATATTGCTTTTGGAGATTCTGGGTCTTTTACTGTTAACCTTAATTCAACCAAAGTATCTTCATCTGTACTTGGCTTACCAGATTCATTATTTTTAATTACTGGGAATTTAAAACCAGAATCTGAATACATAAGTGCTGGTAAATCAACTGGACTACCAAGATTGATAGGTCTAATTAAATCCTGCTCCTTCTTGGTAGTAAATACTCCTGCACGAATATTAGATATCTTCTGTTCCCTTGAATCAATCTTACGTTTATCTTTTGGGTCATTATAATCTAATTCTTCAAGTTCAGCCTCAATAGATTCGATATATTTCTCAACCTTTTGCTGATTGAATTTCTTTACAAACTTCTTTACCCTTGGTAAATCATATATTGCTTGTCTAGCAGCATCAATCTTCGGTTTATATTCCTCAAGTAATTTCTGGTTGAAATCTCTATCAAGGTATAATCCCTCTTTCTCTACGGAGGTTAATACCCGGGAATTACACATAAATAAATTACGGAATACAGAATACATCTTTAAATCAATTAACTTCTTCTCAAAGAATATCATTAATCGTAATGTAAAGTCTGTATCTTGACAACCATATTTACATAATGGGTCTAATTCTTTTTTATCCCAGGGTATCTTATCGAATTTATCTTGCTTTTCGTAATCACCATATTCGGGTAGATACCTTCTAACCATATCCTTTAACCCGTGAGGTTTTTCTTCATTGAGAACATATTTTGCAAGCATACCATCTAAGCATGTACCTCTATAATAGATATGATACTTTTGATTAATCTGGTCATCAAATTTCCAGTTCCATGCAACTTTTACAATATCATAATTCTCAATAATCTCTTCCCCAAATTTCCTTAACATCTTCTTCCAGTTCCATCCGGGAGAAGTATATTCTTTAGTTTGGAAATGGTCTAAGGGAATAGAAGCACCAAATCCTGGCATCCAAGATACCGAGAGAATAGTTGGCTTGAAACTTTTGTTATAGATTGGTTCAGCATTAGTTTCGTAGTCACAGCAAGCATAACCCGTTGCTTTGCAACAAGCAATAAGTTTCTTAAGTTCTCTTTTATTCTTAATTATCTTATATCTCGTTTCCATGTTAATAAATAGAAAGAGGGACATACCCACATGTAGTAGATACATCCCTCTAATATTAGAATGAGTCCTGTAAATCTTCAAGATTGGTATTTAGGTATTTCCAATCTTTCTTATAAGAATGAAGAGAATCAATGGTGTGGTATAAGTAACCGGGTTTAACTCCCACCTCTTGAGCTACATATTCCATAAGTCTCCATGCAAGGTATACATCATTACCAAAGTGAGTAACAAAATCCGAACTTCTTTGATGATAGCAAATATGTAATACCTTCTCTCCTTTACCGTTTTGACGGATAAGGAAATCGTAATACATAGAGCAAGGAATACGTCGACTTCCATCAAGGAAACATAAATCTGAACCATGAAATATTGGGAGTACTGCTTTACGAGTATCATTATCCCTTTTAAGAAGATTAATTACTTCTTCTAAAGCTAACTTACCAGTATCACTTAAATCATTCCAAATCCTTTCTGGATAAGTATAATCAAACTTTTTACCATTTGGACCCTCAACTAAGAATTGTTCCCATAAGTCTTTCCTTAACTCCCAAGCTGTACCGGGATTTAAACCATACCAACAAAGCCTTTCTCCTAACTCTGCATCTGCCCATTCTCTTGAATGTGAAAATACAAATAACCATACTGGGTCTCCGAGTGAAGTCAAGCAATATTGTTGGCAAATGAGTTCCTTTGTTTCAAATTCCTCTTTACCTTCAATGACTTTATTCTGATAGGTCTTTGGTTTTACAGTTTGACCATAACTGTTGAGTTCTCTGCCAAGTTCTGACATTAACTCAAAAGAATTACTGTAGATTCTCATTCTTTTGTTTCTTTAAAAGTTTCTTCTTATATGCTTTACGTTGAGAGTAGGATATCACATTTTCTGGATATTCTATATCTTCATATTCTAATAGCAAGTCCTTTGCTAACAAAGCTTGGTATTCATATAAGTCCGGACGAAGTACTTTAAAACTTCTGAAGAATACCTTAAATGAAGACCATTCCTTTTCTGTACCATTTTGGATTTTCTTATAAACCTCTTTAACCCTTTTAGTCCAAGGGTTATCTATACCCTTGATTACCTTCTTAAGTGGTTTATAAGCTGAGTACATTAGAAGGGTCTCCACATTTCCGTACATCTGAGTCGCAAATAGGTTGATTTGTACTGACTGGTCCGGCCCATATACATATTCGGCCATCCGTTGAATTAATAGGAAGTCGAATATTAACCTCTTTGTAATCTCTGATGCTCTGATTACCATTGTAATAACTGGGATGTCCTCTTGAAATCTCTTCGAAAAAGTTGCAGCAATTAAACATTGTTTACCATTATCATGATGATTATTAAACATATATGTAACATTGTAATTCTGATTATACTTGTTCTTCAGGATTCTTAATTTGCTACGTAAGAGGTCTAACTTATTAAAATCAATATAATTATTCAATAAGCTCGTCCACTTAGTTTCTTTGTAATTAAAACACCTGCCATAATCAAAATCTGGGTCTACCCATGCTTTACGTATTTTTATAAACACATTGTATGCTACTGCAACTCCACTGTTTGCAGTAGCACCCTTATCAAAAAGAACGGGGTCTAATCTCAAGAAAGCCTCGTTCAATTTCTCCCATGCCTCTTGTGAAGTAGCAAACTCTAAAGAGTGGAGGGTCTCCTCCGTATTCGATTGAAGACCCTCTAATTTTCTATTCCATCCACTCATTAGTAATTTGTTTTTTGTCTCCAGAGGTTAAGTCTTTGTTTCTTAAAGAATAACCTGTAGATTGATTCATCTGAAAATCCTTGTAATCCCAAGAATCCCATATATAGGTAGAAAGCTTTTACCAAAGAATACTGAAAGTCTAATTCCTTGGTCATTACTTGTGTTTGTTTCCAAGGTCTACACTTAAGAAGATTCCTTGCAATATTCAATTCATATACTACATTGAATAATAATACCTTCTCTTCTTCATGAGATGCTTCACTTAAAGTATTAAACCCAGGAGTATAATCTTTTACAGATTCATGTTCTTCATCAATCATGTTAAACCGATTAACTAAACCAATACTACCTTCGGTAACCATTGCTATACCAATAGTAATTACGTCCTTCAATTCTTTTACTTTGAAGTCAGAGTAATCAATTACATAAGACGTTCCCCATGAGAAGATGTCTTCAGGTAGTATATTTGCAAAGTGGAACAAAGTGAATAGGAATCCCAGAGCATCTCCCTGTTCTTCATTGGCATTCTGCAAATGGTTGAGTACCTGGGTATATTCGTCCTCTGTTAACTGGTCAATATTCCATCCCCACTTGTGGCATATCTTTACTACCTCAGAGGTAGATTCATAACCCTCCATTAGTTCTTCGATAACCCTGGCAATAAAATCCTTAAGAACTACTTGATTTTGGTGATTATTAATATCAACCGGATAATCGGGTAGCTTTTCTATTTGCCTGTAGCCGTCTAATTGTTCTAACGAAAGAGAATACATTGCTTGTAAATACGTACCTACTTCTAAAGAAGGTACGATTTCCTTGATATTACGTATGTCCATTACTTACTTCCTGTTGAATTAAATCCACCTTCACCTCTTGTTCCCCACATTTGAGATTCAGAATAAAATTCTTCTGATTGAATCTCCTCGGGTTCTGTGAGATAGATTGGTACATGAATAAATTGGGTTGCTTTCTCATCCACCTTTAGAGTCTGTATTACTCGACTGAGATTGATTATACCAATATGAATCTCTCCTACATAAGGAGAATCTACAATCTCTGCAGTATACAGAAGACCTTTTTTAGAAGCAAGCCCAGACTTATTAGCTGCCATGAGCATAGACTCTTGAGGTTCGATAAGAGGTTTAATACCTGATGGGATAAGGATTCTCCCTCCCGGGTAGATTTGAATATCAGTTACGAAGTTGGTAGTTGTATTTACTCCCAATACAAAATCTGGGGTAAAATTATTTGGAGACTGGTTTGCCTCGATTTGAATCAATTGTTGAGGGTCCAAGTTTCTTGGGATATAGAAATCCAAACCTGCATCACCTGCATTACCTCTCGATGGAGTCTTTACGTCTCTTACTTTAATAAATCTGAATCTGTTCATAATATATTACATTGTTTTAAAAGTTGTCCAAAGGTTAATCCTCTTTGAGGAGTTACTCCGAGTGAATGACAGAATCTTTCTACGTCATATTCACCCTGCATAAACAAATCAGCAAGAACATCATCTTGCCGTACATAATAATTTGGGTTGTTAAGATATAACTTAAACATTGCCCATATCATTCTTAACTTATTGACCTTTCCCATTGCATTCTCTATAAAGTTCTCTAATACGTTTCTTAGGTACTTCGAATTTCTCAACTGTCTTTGAGATAATTTCTTTTCTGTCTTTACCTTTCCGAATCAAGCCTCGGATGTATTTCTTGATACCAACCGTGTCTTCTAATACATCCAAATCTTTGTATTGATTCTTCTGTTCTAATTCTTTTCTTGTAATGTTCAAGTTCTGGGACATCTTGAACGCACATAGTTCTGAGTCTCCGCATAATTTACACTCTTTAGTGGATAAATCATACCCAATACCAAAGCATGGGTCTCCATTACTTCCCAACTGAGAGATATCTAAAGGTGTTAGGATATCCTGCTTGGTTAAGTCAGGAAGCATTTGTTTTTTCTTTGCCATAATTAATCATCTATTTTTTTTTCTGTTAGTCTTATGACTGAATCTCCAATCTTCAATTCCGACTCATACAGTGGTAAGTAGGAATGTCCAATTGCATTAATAAATAGTTTCCTGATATCACCCAAGTGTTGTGAGTAACGAGAATCAGTATAAGTTAGTACTCTAACCTGTAGCCCTGAACAGAAAGATAAATCAAAATATACCTTATATTCATTAGCCATTACCTGGATTGATTGTATATCTGATATCCATACCAGGGTAGTACAGTTAAAAACATGGAGAGGAGTTTGTTCCTCTCCGATTATCTTATCGATAAATTCCTTATATAACTTAGTAATCATAACTCTTAAGTGTTACATTTTGATATTTACAATGAGGACAAGTCCAATCTTTAGTATGCCAAGGACCTCTTAAATCATTTATCTCGCTCTCTTTGAATTTCTTCTTGCAATGATGACATTTGTATTTGTATACATCATAATCATACTGAGATGAATATAGATAAAGTATTCCGATTATCACTCCCAGTACTGTTAGTATTAGTAAGTATTCCATATCTTTTAATTTAATGATTAATGCCCTATGTCCCTCTATTAGATTAATTACTTCCTCCTACCGGAAAAAGTAATTATCCATAGTACTTAATAGAACAGATTAAGTAAGGTATTCTCATAAAGAATGAATAGGATGATTCTTCCATATCTTCTCTAACAGAATAACTTTCAATTCTTGTTTTTGATAATACTGCTTCCTATGTTTACCATGCCTATTAAGATAAGGACCTGGATAATGTAAGTCATCAAGATAAACCTTTTTCTTTGAGGAATCTGTTCTAACCAAACGACCAAGGAACTGAATAGATTTTTCTTGGCTATCCATACTGGCAGCATTAAGTAAATACCTAAGCTTAGGAAAGTTTTTACCTCGAGCAATGATTGTGGTTGATACTAAGATATCAATCTTACCTTCCCTAAAATCCTTCATTATTTGTTGTCTTATCTTTGAAGGAGTATCTACATGCACACAGGCAATATTATATTTGCTTCCTAGTTTCTTTTTAAAGTATTTGCATAAATTCTCACAGTGTGCAATAAATTTACATACTACGAGTGCAGGATATCTATCTTGTTTAAGATTCCATTTAAGTCGAGAATAAACCATTCTCTTTGCATACTTATTGAAGGTAATAGAATCATCATATACTTCCTTATAGGATACCTCTTCTGATTCCCAATTACCATACCAGGGTTTACTTGGTACCATCTTTACAATTGTATGAGTTGAATAACCTTTCTTAATAGAATCCTTAAGTTTAAACTCCGCAAGTACTTTACCAAAAAATACCTCAAGATTCATATTCTTTACTTTATCCTTGGCAAGCTTACTCATATAAATGGTACCAGATAATCCTATACGAACTCTGGTATTAAATAAACGAGTAAGTACATTTTGATATTGCTTACTACCTGCTTGGTCAGCCTCATCTACCAAAACCATATCTACCTTTGCCAATTCATTTTGATAGAATCTCATGTTACGAGAAATAGATTGAACCATACCAATGGTAAAATTGCTCCAGTTTAATACTTTACCTTGAACAAATGTAATCTGTTCTCCTGGTAGGTATTTCTTAAATTCATCTCTAGCTTGATTCAACCAGTCAGAGTCATTAGTTATTAGCAAAGTCTTTAACTGCTTCTTATAGGATAGATAAAGAGACGACATGATAAGAGTTTTACCTGCATTAACGGTGTAATCTAAAATACCAATCTGAAAAGGTACCTTACCTACTTTGTTATTGATTACCGCTTTAACAGCCTTCTCTTGTTCTGGTCTTAATTTATATTCTCCTATCTTCGTAACAACTTCATTGACTTTAGGTAATGGTTGTCGCATATCTACAACTTTAGGTTTAATTCCATACTCAATACACTTTTCATATACTGCTGGAAGTAAACCTATTTTAAATTCACCATGCTTGTTAATGTAATGAATCTTGCCGTCCCAGTTCTGCATACCTCTTTGCCTTGTACGTAAGTAGAAAGCATTTGGATGACGAATGGCAAACTCTGCATAGAGTTTCTGTGCGAACTTAAGAGGTAAGTCCAGTTCGCACATATTCCCATTCTGTATGATTATCCTACTCATTTGATAATTACAGTTACACCTTTCTTGGTATCATCTACTCCCATAGCTTCCTTGATGAGTTTAATGTGATGTTCTTCATCAGCAATCAGTTTATTCAACAAATACATCACATCATCATAATCAGCACGTTCACTATACAAGGCTAGATTATTCATAATCTTTTTATAATTGCCAATGGTTTCTATCTCAGAATCCCAAGCAATTTTCAAAGCACTTTGAGGAGAAAATCCTATTTCCACTTTAGGATAGATATCCATAACAGAATCCTGTTCATGAGGGTCTGCCTTCTGTAAGAAATCAGATAACTTGTCATAGTGTCTCATTTCTACCAAACCAATACCAAGCATTAACTCTGCAATTGGGTCAAACCTTGATGACTGTTGGGTATACATCAAGATAGCACTAATCTCGGAAAAAGGTTTATCCTTTAGTGCATCTTTAAACATATCAACAATTTCATCTGGCCAAGGTTCGATATCCTTGAAATCTGGATAGTCTACCGACTGGTCTGAATACTTGAGGACATCAATAAAGGCATTTGCTGCATCCTCTACTCTGTTACCTAAAAATTTTAAAGCTTTCATAACGTTATGTTTTTAATTATTAATTAAATTGTAGTACGTTTCATTTCGAAATATACGACCTTCTTGAACACACTGTCTAATATTTTCATTTCTTATTTATAGATTCCCAGAGTGAGCCTTCAACTTCAGGTTCCTCTAAGGATTTTTTATTCTTATTTTTATATAAATACTTATTATACCTTTCTACTGCTTTATCAGTATATAATTGAGCAATATCGGGTAGACCATTACACCATGCTAAGGATTCAAACTGAGCATCTATGAAATCCTTATAATCCCAACCTTCTTCCTCTAGGAATGCTGCTACATAAGCGAAGTGAACATACTTCTCGGGATTCTTTTCATAGGATTCATATATACCAGTTGCCTTAGCAATCTTACTTACAAAGTAATCATGTACCTTAGCAGTGAGTTCTAAATCTGCTGACTGTAATTTAATCTCAGCTTCTGTCTGATTAGTAATGTTATCCTGCATAGATATCAACCTTTGCATAACATTACGATAATCTGTCATCCTCTTTAAACCAGTCTCAATGTATTTAATAAATCCTTCCCGAGTATCAAATTTAAAATCCTCACAAAAGGTATTACATATCTCAGCAAGCTTTTTACATAAAGCCCATTCCCTTGTATTACTTTCGTTTATTTTACGAACTCCTCTATGCTTAAGCTTTATACGAGTAGCATATAATATATCAGCAACAAGGGAAGCATTACCTTTAGATGCTAGTAATATGTTAGTTACTTTCTTAGTTGTCCCTTTATTAGAAACAACCACTGCTCTAGTATTTATTGCCTCTTTTCGTGCAATAACAAAAAAAGCCTCAACTGGGAAGTTATCTACCTCTAGGGTATTTAATATTTCCTCAAATTGAGACTTAGTAATGTGAATGCTGGGTTCTCTCATTTTATCCTATTACAAACTAAAACTCCATTAATACAACCTTCGTTATTATCTATTGGGCATTCCTTTCCATAAAGGTTTTTAGTAGGAGAACCGAAGTTTACATAGTATGAACCTCTATTTGTACCTACATACCAAGTAACATTTTCTGGTAAATTTAAAGTATAATCTCTAACTTTACCATCAACCATCTCGCATCTAAAAACCATATTCTTTCTCGGTTGAGGCTTTTCAAACCAACTTACAACTGGCATAAAATACCCTAGAATTAAAAGACCAGCCAATACTATCAAGGTCTTAACTACATAATCGATTATCTTCATATCATTAATATTTTAAGTTATATAATATAATAGGTAATCCTTACTCCAAAGAGTTTCGGATTTGAATTAAATCTTGATAACTTTGATACCTTGTTTGATATACTAACCTAAGAGTTTCTTTTCTACCTAAATCATTTACATCTTTTCCTTCTGGTAAAAACACCACCTTGACTTTTTTATAGGCAACAAGTTTGAGCGCAAGATTGATTGCATATTTCTTGGCGTCTGGGTCCAGCAATATAATGAATCTTTCGCATGAGGATTTAAGTAGTTCATTGACTTGATATCCAGATATAGCTTTACCCATTGTGGCAATTCCTCTATCCCCAATAGTAAGGGCATTGAGTGCACCTTCACAGATGTATACCGACCTATACATCTCCAACGCATCATAATTAAATATGATAAATTCTTTGCCAACTCCTGTGATATCTTTGTTAGGGTTGTTATACCGAGGACCTTGCCCGATAACATTTCTTGCGTTATAATATCTAAGTTGTCCTCTGTAATAGAAGGGTATAATAAGGTACCCAAAGTAAGCCCCTTTCGTCGCATAGCCAACTCCATGCTTAGACAACTCAGAGATGACAAAGCCACGGCTCTTGACATATCCTCTAATGCTTTTTGCAACTTGTGACTGGCCAATGTTAAGGATTCTAAATCCTTCAGGTAAATACAAAGGTTTGGCTTCTGCAAGCTCCACTTTTTCCTCTCGAAATTCAAGCTCATCAAATTTTCCACTGTTTAAAAAGTTAATTAATTCATGATATGTTTCGAATCCTTCTATATCCATAACCAACTGTGAAGGATTCGGATGTTCATTACATCTGAAGCAATTGGTTCTATACATTGATAAGTTAACTCCCATTTTTAATTCCCTATGACAATATGGGCATACTGGGAGTTTCATCCAGCCTCTTCGATATTCAAAAGCACCTAACCTCTTAATAAAATAAGTCTTAAGTCTAGACTTAAACTGATTTGTTATTTTCATGGTTTCTAATTGCTTTACGAATTACTTTTCGTATTTTCTTTAAATCCTCAACATCTAGATTACTAATGGAAGTCGTTTGCCATCCATTATGAGATATTTCCAAAGCTAATCCATCAGTCCATCTGTCTTTTACTACTTCTACTTTTTTAGTTCTCATTTCTCTTTTTCTTTTTACCACAGATTCTACAGTAAGTTCTCGTACAATATTTAGTATAATACTGAGCCCTCTTCCTACCGCCTTTCTTTGAAAAGATAGCCTTCCTGGGTTTCTGTCTGGTTTCCCACCAATGCTCGGTTACCCAATCATGAATACCGAGTTTGCATTTATATATCTCCAGTTGTCCTTTCTCTTTTCTTGGAATCAGCATCAGGATTACCTTTCTTAAAAGATTCCTCAAGTTTTTTACCGTATAGTTCATCGTAGTTCTTTCTTTGTTCTTTAGTAAACTCTGTACATCTTTGCCTTTCTACATCACACTTAAATAGAGCTCTACCTGAAGGAAGACCATCCCTTTGTACTACAATCTCTGAACGAAGTATGTTATCTTTCTCTTCTTGCTCTGTACTGTTAAGACCCATTATAAATTGAGCATTACGTACAATTGCAATAGAACCAGATATATCGTTCTCATCATACTTGGTTGCTTGATGTTTCTTACCTTCACGAGTAATATGATGAGCAGTCCATACAATATCTAAATGTAAATCCTCAGCAAGGTTCTGTAAGTCAATATATACGTTTGAGATTCTATCGAAATCCTCTTTATCCTTTGCAATAGAAGCAAGCTTCCCTGCATAGTCAACCATTAGTACCTTAATATCAATTCCCTGACTCCTAAGAGTAAGTATTTTCTCCCTTATATAATTGCAGTCGGTAATCAATGCAGGTACTCTTTCAACGATTAATTCAACTCCAAACCTTGCAAGTTTCCTTAAATGCTTAGCCTCGAGTTTATCATAATCTCCAGTATATAATTCCTTCTTAGTTTTATTAATACTTGATTGAATGAAACGGTCCATAATTTGTTCTTGACCATTTTCTGTATCAACATAATAAACTGACTTCTTCATTCTAAGATAACCTCTTGCAAGGTTTACCATAAAGAATGTTTTCTTTGCTTTAGGTTTATCTAGGATTACATTGATTGATGCACCTGGGAATCCTCCTGCATTGGTTAAATCATTAAGTTGCCTAAATGGACAGGGTACTACTGAAGGTTCTGCCTGTCTTTTAAATTGACGTTCTGTAACATCCCGAATCATGAATAAAGGTTCGTCCTCCTGTTTAGGTCTACTTCTTTGTAATACCTTCTCTACCTTTCTTGAGTATTCTTCGTATTGTTCGAAGTTATCTAAGTCAAATGAATCATTTAAATTCTTCATTTCAACATAGGTAGAGAACTGATAGATTTTCTCTTTAATATATTCTGAATCGGATAATTGAATTGAATAAAGATTTTTAATAACTTTCTCAATGTTTGGAATATCGTCCTTAGTAACCAGGTCAACATAGTTTTTGGATTCTAGCATTTCTCTGAGTACTTGTTTAAGGACATTCTGTGATGGTATCTTTCTTTGCTTCTTAAAGTATTTAAGTATACCTTCACATATTAAGGAATGTTCGATAAGTACTAAGTAGCTTGGTTTTATTCTGCTTAGTACTAAACCTCCTTCCTTATCTTGAATGATGAACCTGAGAATCTCTAACTGAAAGTCAGGTGCAAAGCTAAATTTAATTTTATTCTTTTTCATACATTATTATATTGCAATATTATATACTAATAGATTTTGATAGTCCTCGTGTAGTTCTGAACTCATGTCCACAATATCTAGTCTTCTTATCCTCAGCCGCTCGGTGAAATTTTTTGATATTCTTATATTATATAAAATATATTTATTATATTTGCATAACGAAATACTTAAAGAATATGAGGAAATGTAATGGAAACAATGGTTCAGAGCTTCATAGATTAAAACCCATGCAGGATTATGATGAAGCAATGTTTAATCGGTTATACAAAGTTTGTAAGCCAGTTATTCGGAACCTTACCAAACAGATTGATTACAAAAGGTTTAACCTTACTCCAGATATAATATCTTCTTATTTCTGGGATAAAATGTTATTTGTTTTTAATAAGTACTATGGTACTTGTAGTGAAGAACATCTTAAAGCAAGAATCCTTTCTTCTCTTGCTACATTTAAGAATAAGCTTCTTCGATTTGCCTATGGAGAGATTGCAGAATACAATCAGAACCTATTCAAACTTGAAGACTTATTTGATAATGATAAAGAGTTAGAGGATGACGATGAAGAAGTTAAGGCTAAGGAAGAAATGCTTGAATTATTATATAAGTATATGAAAGAGAAGTTATCTCCCGATGCTTATATGGTATTTGAAGTATTACTTACTCCACCTCCTTATATTAAGGAACGAATTAAGGATGGAGAAAGAATCACCAATATAATGTTGGTTGAGTTCTTTAATATGCCTAGAACTAAGAAGTCAGTTAAATACATAGGAGAACTCAAACAGGATATCTTATATTGGGAAGAGAAAGCTAAGGAAGAACTTCACTACTAAACACAAAAGAAAAGGGGCGTTTCCCAACGCCCCTTTCTCAACATCATAAATTAAAAGTTCTTTGTCAACAATATAAGTAGTTAAGACATATTATTATAGTTTTATAATATATGCCAATACGTAGTACGGTGGTCTATTCTCATGAGGTTGACCTCCACCTGCAGCTCGGGTATCATGGTCCCAAAGTGCTACATAAGAATTATCCCTATCGGTTTTACTACTACCATAAAGGTTATTACCAATCCACTGACTACCATTAATACCGATACCATCGTAAGACTCAATAAAGTAAGCATCTGCAAAGTTGTGAACGTGAGAAGGTATCTCCTGAGTAGAAAGAGTTACTTTCTCTTGGCCACCAGTATTACCAATCAAATTGTAATCTTCATTACCAGATGACCAACCTACAATGAATTTACCCGATAAGTCTGGTGTCTGTAAGTCTTCTACAATCTGACCATTACATAAAGCCCAGCCTTCTGGTACGGAAACTCCATTCCACATTGCAATTAATCCTCTTGGTATATTGGCTCCTGCCATACCACCAAGCTTTTCATCAATGTAAGCCTTGATATCAAAATTAGGGAATCCTTGCAATAGTCGTAAGAGAGTTTCTATATTTGCTTGTTGCATTCCATGGATAGCAGTATTATATTCTACTGGTTGGGGAAACTTCCCTACATAGGGAACAATAGAATATTTCTCTACTGTGTTATCCATTGAGTTGGTACCTTGACCATATATACCAATCAATACCATTGAGGATTTGTCTACCAAACCTTGAGATACTGAAGCCATAGCTCTGTTCACTAGAGACTCATATGATAATTCATTATCTTCTAATACGTTTGTTTTTGACAAGTTTCTAGTATCCTTAGGTGTTGGATATAGTGGGTCTACAGACCTCTTGTACAGAGAATAGAACGAATTAGACTCATTCCAGAAAGCCCTGAACTGTACTGGGTTCTGTACTGGTTCTTCTAAGGGTGTATGATAAGCAAATACAATTACATCCTCATTAGAACCCTTTGAGCCTTCAATATTAGGTATACTAATATTAGCACTATCAGAAATGTAGATTGTACCATCTCTTGCTATACAACCAAAGTTTGTATCTGGTCCTTCACCAGAATCTGCAGCCTTAGTCATATACCTTGAAAGGATTCTGTCCTTCATTGCTTGATATGCAGGAGATGTAGGTTCTCCATTAGGTAAGAGAGTGATTGCATTATTTACAATCGTTGCTGAGCCAAATCCACAAAATGGACCCATGCCTACGGGTGCAGCTATTGCTTCAGCTGCATCCTTAGACTTTATTATACCTTCATAATCAAAATACGTTTTCATAATGTATCTTTGTTATTGTTATTACTCTTATATTCTTTCGATTGGTTTTTCATATCTTGGAAAGCCTCTCCTACAGCCTTGAACTTGAAGATTATTAATTTCCAAAAGATAGACCAGATACTGTACTTCTTTTCTACACCATGTAGAGTACAGATGTGATTATAAATGCTATCTATCTCGAAACAGTAACATAATACCATTACCGTTATAGATACTGTTATTGGATTTAATCCGTAAGGTTCTCCGATGGCTTTACCTATTACGGCACCCAGTAAGATGTAACACAAGTAATCAATGATTTTATTAAGAGTTCTTCTCCCGGCTCTAGATTTTCTTATTTCAATCTTCTTTGCCCTACTTGCAGATATACCAAACCAAAAGTCTGCAAGTATTAGTACAAAGGCTAATAAAATCATCCACCTTAAATCAAAGATAATGGCATAACATTCAGAAGTAAATCCAATGATACCAGTTTTAAATAGTGTGTTAAAAGAGCTGCTTTCCATTTTGTTTATTCTATTTTAAGTGACCATTCTGTTCCTTCCGGAACTAATATATTAATACCTTGTTCCGAAATATCATTGGATTCCCAAGTAAGTTCTGTCTTATCAACTACATCCAACAGATTTACAATGAATACTGCTTTAACTGCAGGATTAGCTTTCACATAGAAAGTATGTTTACCTGGCAGATTAGTGAAGAATTGATAAGGGCTTGGATGAACTACATCTGGAGCTGTCTCATATACAATATCTGAAACTTCTCCAGTATCTGAAGTACAGGTTACGATAGTAGATACTTCTTGTATATCCTTACTTAATTCTGCACTTACTGGATTACAGGTTAATGTATACTTAGATATAACATCTTTAACTGTAAGATTAACTACGGAGCCTTGATAGTAAAATTTATAACTACCTGCTTTATCCATAGTAATAATAATATTTGAATCATAGGTTTCAGAAAAACCATCAAGAATTATACCAGTTATAACAGAACCACCGTCTCCCCAACGTAAATAGAATTGACAGTTCTTAGATTTAGTTAATTGATATCCTGCCTTGATATACCTCCCTGCATCTTCTGCTTCTTCTGAGTAAGCTTGTAGTTCATACCAGTTATCATCAGTTTCATCCAAGGGTTCTAACCATAAGTAAAATTTAGGAGCAGGTACATATTCTAGTACTTCTACTTCTACAGACTTACTGGCATCCCCTACAGATTCAAATTTATAACTACCAGCTTCATTGAATTGGTATTCTGTATTTCTACCATAATAGAAATCAGGACCAACTACATAACGGTCAGTTAATTTTGTAGTTCCCAATTTTACCCAAGTACCCTGAGTATTCTTTTTGTAGTAGATTGTTACTTCGGTATTAAAATAATAACCTAAGTTTGCACTTTCAAAAGTAGAATAATAAATACCAGATGTAACCCAAAGATTAACTGAGGCAGAACCTTGGGCATTTAGGTTTAATCGTTTATTAGATACACCTATATCATAGGTAATTGTATAACCTAGTCTATAAGCTACTACAGTACCATAATTACTTGTATTACCAGAATCATCTTTGGTACATCTGAATTGGAATATGCCAGTAGTAGTTGGTGCCCATCTTTGACCATTACGAACTAAGATACCTGAGTCTGAAATACATACTGCAATCAGTTGGCTAGTATCTGCATTGGGGTCTGAAGAACGTATGGTTATTAAAGATTTCTCACCATTGGTAAGATTTATATTTCGAGGTTCACAGAGTACTGTATAGTTAGTAGCAATTGCCGTTACTGTTAAGGTTACTTTCTTTGCTGGGAAGTCTGCAATAACCCATTCATAAGTACCAGCAGAAGTTATTTCCCAAATAGAACCAGAATCCTTAGTTTCATAAGTATTAAGTAACTGTACAGATACGGGTTTAATATGGCCCTGATAATTCATATTAGCAGTTACCTTTACTTTGATTACGGGATTAGTACCAGTAATTACCAAGTTATCTGGGTCTGTTCCTCCCTCAACTATGTCAGCATAGATATGATAAGATTTAGTGTAGTATTCTAAACCTATATCTACATAGGTAGTTACTGAATTATCTCCTACGCTCCTGAAATAATATCTTTGGTTACCTTTTCTTGCATAGAAGATAGAACCACTTTCGTATTTCTTTGAGCTCCATTTGTTCTCAGCTGGGTCATATCCGGTTACCTGATATCTTAAATCAGCATCATCGTAATCAGAAGTAATGGTTACTCTAATGGGTACTTCTGTTATATGTCTTGTTACAATCTTTGCAGGACTGATAAGAGGTTCAGCTACAATTTTATAATTGTAAGCCAAATCAAATCCATAAGCAATCTTCCCAGATACATTGTATGGTAAGAATCTATCGAATAACTTATCAATTGATTGTTTGAAAGCTTTGAACTCTGGAGTGGGGGAAGTAAACCCATGACCACTTATAGAAATACCTACCTCTATACATTGAGCACAACCATAAATCTTATCATAGTTGTACTTGTCATATTGAGAATAATCGGTATCATATAAGGGGTCTACTTTTTCCCATTTATCCATTGCTCCATCTGTTGGGTCTGTAATTGTACAAGTTAACCCATACATATTGAAAAGAATTTCGAAGAACTTTCTTGAGCCACGGATCTTGAGTAATGAGATTGAATATTTTAAGATAGTTCGAATCTGTTCATCACTTAAGTTGGGAACTCCTTTGTGTTCTCCGGTTCTAGCAAATGGCAATGCTCCCAAGAACTCCCAGAGGTAATTTAAATACCTCTGCTGAGTTTTATCGATATCGATTATATCTAGAATATTATCAATATCTTTAGTTATATCTTCTTGGAAATAGTTGCCACATATTTCTAGAAATCTTTCTAATATGCCCTTACCGTCGACTTTATAAGTATCTTGCTCTTTAAATTCGAAAGGTAAGAAATCAATTAGGTTTTTAAGATTTATCATACTATTTCGTTTACTTTAAGTGTTAACTGACTTGAGTCTTCGAATACCGGAATATTATAACCCGGGTCTGTGTAATCCTTGTTAGGTTCTGCAATGGTTATGGTATATCTAAATCCAGATTGATAGCCATTGTTCTGGATATCCAATGCAAATACAAACCCATTTATAGTATCTCGAATCTGTGTAGTCTTACCAACTTGGCCATCATAAGAAAAGCCTCCCTTAACTGAGCGTACTGTAAATTGAGTACCTGAAGAGAAAGATATAAAGTAAGACATACTACCATTAGCCTCATCCAATTGGAATTGACCAAGGATTAATTCCTTGTTACCGTATACTGTAGTAGGCCAGGGTTTAGTATAGAACTTCTTCAAGTGTAAGTAATCTACCGATTCAAGATTATCTATAAGTGCATAGATATCGGAAATTCTTACGCTGCCACCAATGTCCGAGTTCTCGGGAGAATAAGCATTAAATAATGCACTGAGAATCTGTGATTGTATCTCTGAAGTTTTATAAGACTTCTTCCCAGTAACTTCTACATCCAAGATAATGTTTACCTTACCTGCAGACTTAACGGTTAACCAAGTAGTAAGTGGTGAGTTCTGATGTAATACATCATATACCTTTTGAATAAGGTTAGAGTCAGCAGTAGCACCATTATCCGGAGATATGTATACAATTAGTTTTCTACCGCATTCGTATTCTGCCTTTGCCTTACTAACTCCATCAACCAGTTTAGCTAAGTCTATGAAGTCCTGTTTGGTAATGGCTACTCCCATAGTCTTTACACTCAAAGGTATATGTTCTTTGAGCATACTAAAATTCTCATAGGATGAACCTCCACCTGCAGTATAAGTATTAGATACTGTAGCATCAGTTACTGATGAAGATATAACTGAAGGTACAGAAGTAATCATACCGGATTTTACATTACCATTGATACCAGTAGTAAGGTAAAACTTAACTTCAGATATCTTGGCATTAGCTGCAGGCTTCTGTCCATATTTACCATCACCAAATAATATGTAAGGATTTAAAGCCTCATCCATAGTAACCATGAAATGTTTATCTGTGGGTTTTGAATAAGCAAAGGTGTTTACCAATACCCAAGATTCTCCACCAATCTTCATACTCATAGTTCCATGTTCGTAATACTTACCATTAGGTAGTGTACCAAGAGTAATAGTTACCCTTTCATCTGAAGGTATAACCATACCATTTATCTGGCTTTCCGTATATAATTCGTGTTGTACAACTGGAACTTTACAAGTAGTTACATTAGCATACCAAGTTACGTCTCTAGATGATAGCCATTTGTTACCATTAGAGTCTGTGAATAAAGTTCCAGAAGGTATAGTTAACTTAGCACCAATAGAATCTCCAGATACATCTCGAGATACTACCAAATCTACTGATGCTGCAATAGCACCTCTTGCATGATAATCTACCAAAGCACCATGCTTAACTACTGAACTGTATTTACGAGCAGTAGGCAAGAATGATTCCCTTGCCATATTATCAATGTAGTAGTGAAGAACTTCGGCAATTGCCGCAAATAATGAAAGGATAATGATTAAGATATTTCCTTCCGAGTAATCAGTTACGAGTACATTGCCATCTTTGTCTTTGATATTCGTAAGTGATTCTATCAGCTTGGCCTTAATCTGTTGGTAAGACCTCTGATAAGGGTTGAGCCATTTATTAGTGATTCCCATATTAATAAGAGTTTAATGAATTTTCATTTTTATCGTAGGTCAGGTACAGGTACTGACTAGTAGAAGTTTCATTAACTACATAATGAACTTCTATGTTTATTTTAGCACCTTGTCTAGAAACGGTAATACCTTTAAAGGTAATCCTTTGTTCCCATGCACCAATTGAGCTTTTAATAAACTCTTTAATAATAAAACTTAGGGCTTGTGTATTTGGCTCCTCTATACATTCCCATAGGCGATTCCCAAAGTTTTCCTGTCGAAATCGTTGTCCTATTAAATAATACATTATAGAGCTTATATTATTTCTTACCAAAGCCATATCACCATTAACGGGATACCAACCGGTTTCACCCTTTTCATTTCTCGTAAGTTGAATAGGGAATATCATACCCTTTCCAACGATGTTAGTAAGATAGTTATCCATTAGTGTATACATTTAGTGTCCTCATAATCTTCTTGTTTGAAAGTAGAGAACGGTTGACTTGCTTGAGTTACAGTAGGACCTGAAGAACCTGGTCCAGTAGTTACACCAGAGTGTACATGAGAATTGAATAGAGCTCTTAGAGTTTCCAGTTCTTTAATGGTATTATTGAGTTTCTCGGTTAGTTCTTTAATATTAACTACTCCTTGATTCTCCCCCTTATTTAAGATTACTGTATCTCCAGAACCTACGCTTACATCACCTTGTGCTTGAATAGAAATGTTCCCTCTAGCAGCAAGGCCTACATCACCATTTATATAAACAGTTAGCTTTCCATTATCATCATCTAGTACCATTAAATTTCCTTCTGGAGTAATGATTCCCATTTTATTGGGACCATCCAAGGGGTCTGGTACTTGTTGTAATCCCCAACCATGATATTCCCATAGAGGTTTAGTTGGGTCTCCAAATTCGAATGTAACAAATACTATATCTCCAACTTTAGGAGCTAAGTACTTGAATCCGTTATTGATAGAACCATGTTGGCCTTTAGGAAAAGCCCATGTAATGATTCCACCCATGACTTCAGGACAGCATACTTTAATACGGTTCATATGTTTCTCCGTATCATTATTATCTACCACTATGCCACGGTAGATAGAGTAGTATCTACCTAAACCTTCGATACCCTCTTCTGTTAGTAATCTAGCTGTTGAGTACATTATTTCTTGTTGGATTTATATCGTTCATAAGCTTTCATTGCCCAATTAAACTCATCGAAGTTATACCTTTCTTTCATAGAAGGAGTAACCTTTGATTGGTCTGCCTTTATGACATTAGTTTTACCATAGAGTGCAGTACCGTTGGAAGTTACTACTGTGCCTTCTGTACGAACGGTACCTGCAGCAAGAGCTTTTGGGTCTTTAGCATTTATCTCGTCATAATAGAACTTATTCTGTAAGAACTCTCCTGCACCTTTCTTATCAATAATTCTGCCCTTATCATCCATGAACCTTTCTACAAAGTATACTACTTCATTATAGGTAAAATCATGTACAATATCAGAAGCATTAGCAGTATTCTTTTTGTTCTTACCAAAATCAGTTTTAGCAGAATCCTTAGCATCATTACTTACAATATCCTGAGTACTAAGTTGAGTCATAGATGTAGTTTGTCCATCTCTTGCATTGTTCTTAATCAAATCAAGAGTACAGAGATAACCCTGACCAGCGTCCATGGAATGTTGTACCGATTTAATATACCAAAAACCTGACCACCTTTTTCCAACATTATCCAAGTATATTACTTGAGAAGATTGTAATGAAGGTCTACCGACTACAGTCATCTGACATACTAATTTTCTTTCGGATATCTTAAGGCCACCATTAGCATTAGCATTCATTGCCCAAGTAACCTTATCTGCTCCACCATATCGGCCAAAAAGATTATGATACAATTTATAAATGGGTACTAAGAAAGGTACCTTCTTCATTCTTCGTATCTTAACCCTGGCTTTAACCTTTCTAGTCATCGTAGGAGTAGTAACTCCATCACCAGAGTATTTTAATTCATAGGTATCTGGGTATACCATAATACAGGGGTCTTTTTCTAAAGCAGATATACCTCTCTGAGATTGCTCATTAGCTGAAGCAATCCTATATTTATTACCCTGAGTATCTCTAAGATCAATCATATGGAGAGGTGTCATACCTTCCGGGTCATACTCTCTTGGGTCTACCCATTCTTCTGCAAGGTATTCCATTTTATATTCTCCAGTAAATAAGTATCTTTCGTTTTCTAGTAATTGCCTAAGATTACTTTCTAACTCTTTACCGTTCTTTGAGTTCTTTAAGATTTCCTGGATAACCCTTTTCTTATCGTTCGGTAGATTATTTACAGCAGTATTAATTGCCTCACGATATTGCTCAGTACTTAAGTTATCCAATGCTTCTTGTTTACCTGCATTATATGCAACGTAAGGTTTCTGAGAACCGTACTCTTTTATTGCAGAACTAGATTTTTTTACTTTAGCTTCATACTGTTTATGACTAGCTATTATTTCTGGAGATACAGTAATGGGATGAGGATGTCCCAACCCAAAATTCTGTCCAGTTCTATAATCCCATGAAGGTACTACTTCGGTATTATCTTGGGGAGATTTAAGGGGTTTGAATAAAGATATTTCTTCTTTCTCTCTTTCAGGTTCTGTAGTATCCGTAGAACCTACAACTAAACCCTTATCTTCTGGGTCTATTGTTTGAGTTAATTGAGCTTTTACCCTTTTAGTTATCTTTTGCATAGTGAAAGATACTCTAAGTACCTCACCATTTTCTTGTTGGTATATGTAAGTATATTCGGGTTCTTGAGTAAACTTACGATTGTGTATGTATATTACACCATCCCTAGAATCAATATACCAAGGACCATTTGCATACCCTTTCATCTTTTGTTCTAATTGAACCAAGATGTTATTCCCTATTAACCCTAAGTCACTATCTATCAGAGACTTTAAATCACTTGGCATAGCTACTTGAGCTACTCCACTAAACCTGTTAGCGTAAAGTATCTTTCCAGTAGTATTTCGACTTTGTTCTGTCGGGACCTGTAGTGACTCGTAAACTTTATTACTTATTACTTGTTTATCCATTACTGAAATATTTCTATGATTACGCCTATGTCATTGTTACAGCCATTATCCAAAAAGTTGGATAAGCTGTATTCCGATAAATCTGAATGAGTGTAAGGTGGTTGGAATCTTAAATCCCCAACTGTATCTATACACTTAATCGTCACATGAGTACCAGTGGAATCGAATACACAATCCAAATCTCTAACCTTAATACTGCGTACTGGGCTAGAGATAAATTGACCATCGGGGTATATGTATCCCCACTGAAGGTAAATAATTGAGCTTTCCTGGAGATCTTCGATATCTACAGTATCGGGGTCTCCAGTATCAAATGTAATGGTAGCTAAGTTCTCTTTCTCCTCATCATACTTGTAGCTCCAATTACTTATATAAGCGCCAAGAGGTATGCCAGTAATGGGATTCATTATAGGCATACCTCCAGAATTGAACAGAGCCATGTAAGGTGTTGCTGTTCCATTATAAAGTATTGGTTGGTTAGGTTTTCTAGTTGCCGCCATACATAGGTATTCTTAAAATTTGATAAGGTTCTAATTCTTGAAAAGAGTTCAAGATATTATTAGCTTCAGCAATCAGGTACCACTTACCAGAATCACCATAATAACGATGAGCAATACTCTGTAGGGTTTCTCCATCTAATACAGTATGTTGTTTATCGTTATCTGTATAAGGAACATTAGGAGGAGTTACCTCTAAAGAATAATCTCCTTCATCATACTTAAGAGCAATAGCTCCATCATAAGGACTTGCTCCTGTCATGTATTGATTTAAGTCTATCATATCTGTATCCCTTTCGTATTCTTTAAGTCTTCTTCAGTTACAATATCCTGATAAGATAAGTTATAAGCACTTACTCTTTTGAAGATTAATTCCTGAGTTGCAGCTGCAGGCAATAACTTTAAATCCTCAATTGTACATGACTTACCTGCTACTCGAGTCCTTGAAGCATTTCTGAAATTATTCAGGGTATAGGTTGCAGATGTAAGAATGTACTGATGATTATCGAATATACCAGAACTACCCCACTCGATTTTTAAAATCGGAGGGCTTGCTTGATAAGAGTTTGCCTTAGTCCACATTTCCAATAATCGGCATTTAGTAATTACCTCTTTTGGATTATCTGGGTCATTACAGAACCAAGATACATTGAATTGAATTATATCTTCACTACCAGTATAATGGTACATGGGAGTATTACGTCCCATTGATTTAATCGTTGCCCAAGTAGTTTCTCCTCGAAAATCAATTGATGGTGGTCTATTTTGAAGAGTGATATATTGATATGGGCTAGCAGTAAGATTATAAATCACTACCTGATTCATGTTTCTTATCTCTGGCATTACCAAGAAAAGTTCTTTATTCTTTGTAACACTCTGACCTTTAGCTGGGTCCATTTCTTCATATCCGAATGGAACTCCACCTTCTACTTGATGTTTTAATTCCATTCGATATTGATTCTGAATCCTTTGGTTTAATTTAGGATTCTTTGAAGTAGCTCTAGGTCCGAAGGGATTATTTGGGTCATAGATTTTACCCTTATCTGCAGTATCTTTAGGCAAGGTAGAAGTTGCTCTATTGAGATAAATCCTTGCTCTCCAAAGTTTATTCAGAGGACCAGTAAGAACTCCTGCAGAATCTCTTGTGAGGTCATTGTATTTTTCAACAACCCCACCTGCTATTTGATTTAATATTCTTGCCATGATTGTTTAGTTTAATCCTAAAGATATACCAGTAAAATCCTGTTGACCACCAGGAGCAAAGTCTCCAGCTTCGTTTCCATCTACTGATATATTAATTCTTGAATCCTTGAATCCATCTCTGATTGCACCTCTAACTGCATCAATAAATGCTTGTTGGTTTCTGTCTTGAATAGAAGCTTTGGTTTCTTCTGAGTTTAATGCAGCAGTGTTATTATCTACAGAACTTGTAAGACCACCGATTACTTCTATCAATGCAGGGATAGCTATAGAAGCTAGTAGTCCCCAAGGCCCACCTAAGAATCCTAAAAGTCTACCACCAAGTAATCTAGCACCAAATCCCATAGCACCTTTCTTAGCAATCTGTTGGCCTGCAGTTTTAGTTACAGTAGAACCTACTGCTGCTCCAACCCCTGCTCCTGCAAGAGTACTCATTGAAGTAAATCTTCCTCTTGCATCTCTTGCTACTACAGTACCTTTTCGGGTTTTACCTATGGTACCTCCCATTGGTAATGCAAAGAATTTACCTGGAGCCATTTGCATAGCAGTCATCCTCATCATCATTGCAGAGATATTTCTCATGTGACCTTCAAGGATAGTAGCTTGAACATTAGTTCTTACCATACCTTCTGCCATACCATTGGTCTCGGTAGTAGCTAAAGCTTGGAAAGTACCAATCATTTTGATTGTACCTTGAATAAATTTGAAGCCTTGATATAAAGTACCTACTACTGCTCCAGTTGCAACTACCTTTACCAAGAACTTACCTGCCCAAGTTTCTTGTATACTGTTAATAATCTTTAGGATACCAGAACCCAATTTAAGTACTGGGCTAAAGACTTCAGCAAGTGTAGAACCTGCAGTTACAATAAAGTTCTCCCAGTTTGATTTAAACTGTTCGATAATACCAGCAGGAGTTTGTAATCTCTCTTGAGTTAAATTTTCTACTGTACCGTTTGCACCTGCAACCTTATCCATAAGTTCTGTAAGCTTATTAGCTCCAGTCCAGTAATCCTGAAGTAAAGCTGAGGCAGCTCTTGTACCACGAACTCCAAAGATATTGAACAAAGCAGAGGAGATATCTATTCCTCGTTTACCTCTAAGTTTATCTCCCAGGATAGATATAATCTTATCTAATCTCAAAAGATTACCAGAGGCATCTACTAGAGAAGCTGGGTCTATACCTAAAGATTTTAGCATCTCACCACCTCCCTTTTTCTGCTCGGTTACGGAAAGGGTTAAATAACGCATCATATTTGCTAATGCAGTACCTGCTGATGAAGCTTGTATACCTTGATTACCAAGTACTCCAATGGCTGCAGCTGCATCACCCATACTGATTTTAGCATTTCGAAATTCTGCTCCTGAATATTGGAAAGATTGGGCAAGGTCAGTTAAAGAAATATTTGCAGAGGTTACTGCAGTTGCCAATTGGTCTACTACCTGGGTAGCATTCTGTAAAGGTATATTAAATGTCTGCATGATGTTAGTCATCAAGTCAGCAACTCCACCTTTCTGACCAAGAGGCATACTGAAGATAGAAGCCAGCTTAGCTGCAGGGCCAATCATTCTTTCGATTTGCTCTACATTATTACCGGCCATTGCCAAGTACTTTTCACCTGATGCAATATCTGCAGCAGTAAGAGGAGTTACCTCATTGACTTCTTTGGCTACTTGCATTAGCCTTGCCTGTTGAGCAGCATTGGCTCCAGACATTTTAGAAGCTAAGAATACTTGGTCGTATACTCCTGCAGAATATTGGTAGGCCCTTGCCATACCTCCAACCAATTCTTTTCCAAACTCAAAAGCATTAGAAGTTGACATTTGAATACCTCGATTCCAGGTATTCATATCGTTCATCATTGTTCTAAATGAGTTCGATATTCTGCCAGCCTCATTAGAGAATCGGTCTCTTAATACCATTGCAACACCGACCTCGACTAAGCTTCTTCTGTCTATCATTTTCTAGTTTTCTTTTTTAAGTTTTCATAATACTCATCGGCTATATCCTTAAATCTTTTCCTTTCTCTATACGGAAGACGCAAAAAGCTGAGATAGTCAATGGCTACCTCAGCTCTACATATATAAGTGAATGTACCTGGATGGTCTACGCTTCCGTCAGGTAGAAAAAAGTCGGTGAAAGCATTATAGGATATTTATCAATTCTTCCAGGTATACTTGGATGTTCTACATCGGTGTTACCATCGAAGACTGGGTCATATTCAAATATTGTTTTACGAATCTCTGCAATGTCTCTTACTGAGAATAAATGGAAGCTTTCTACCTTTTCCCATTTACCATCAATCTGAAGATGTAAGTTCCTTGCAATCAATGCTGCATTACGAGTTTGTTTTTCTATTGGTAAAGTAACCAACATTCTTTCTCCTGCACCAGTAAGCAAATCAAATTTAACTACCTTACCTGAAGATAGAGTTACTTCGTAATCGGTAAGCTTACCTTGTTCTGGATAATAAGGGATAGCGTTTGGTTTTTCGGCCAATTCCTTTTCTGTAGGAAGTTCTCCATAGTTATCGAATAACATTTCACTTAAGGATTGACCATAAGTTTGTACTCCACCTTCTTGGCCCCAATCATATTCGAATTCTACTTCATCACCGAGTGAAAAGATTCGTGATTGGAATAAGATACAGTACCGGTCATTCAAAGGTATACGGTCTGCATCTTCTACCGTTAATCTACGAGTACCAGTAAAGTCTGTATCGACTACGATTGCCTGAATGAACTTAGTAAGGTTCATAAGGTTTCTTACATCCATAGGATTAGATAAGATATCCTCATCTGCACCATTCTGTTCCCGGATTGAGTATCTATAACCTGATGGGGTTATGAACTCATGTGTTCTACAATTTAATTCCATGTTTAAATAAGTTATTTGGTTATACTTTAGTTCATAGTGTTCGCTGTAACAACAAGAAAGGGGTGAGCCCTTTCTAGGAATCCCACCCCTCCCACCTAAAAATCTTAGTGAAAATAGACTAAGCATTTTTAATACTTATCTACAGTACCTACTGAGAATTCGATACTTTCGATAGTGTTTTCTGAAGCCATTCTGTCCAGGTCTAATCCTGTAATCTTACATGGCCATACCTCTTCGAAGAGGTGGGTGTTAAGTACGGAAACTCCATCTTCAGCAAGTTCATTTACGATTACATTTTCCCAGTATTGGCTTGGTACCAAACCTCCACCAGCAATCATATCTTGGCATGAATAAAGCCAATCATGAAGCCATGTATCTGAACCTGCAGTAGTTAAAAGTTTACCTACTACTAAGTTACCTACAGTAACTCTACCGGCAGTTTTAACGTCCCGGTTAACGTCTCCATGAGCAACCTGGTCAATCTCTACATCTGGCAAAGTACAAGTTTGGAACAGATAAGTATTGATTGGGTGCTTAGGGAATGTGATACTCCAAAGGAATTTCTTTCTTGGATTCTTTACTTTTGCTCCCATGTTTTCTTAATTTTATTCGTTAACGTCCTGAACAGATACGGACTTGGATGCCTGGTCAATATAGATGCCCATAGTGATTTCTTGCATCGGAACGATATCCTTGAATTTCAGGATTGCTTTGTATTTACCTTGACGAACATCGGCTTCATTGTTAACCGATAAGTCATTGTACGAGTTAGCGTCTTGGTCACCCATCCAGGTGTATTCAGACATAGCATCTTCATCTACTAAGTTATCCAGCATTGGTTTAACTTCTAGATAAATCTTATTCCAAGTATTCCAGATATTTGGTTCTTCCAAATACTTTTCTAGAATAGGTCTAAGATTCTTTTTGAGATACAGATTCAATCTTACAATTGCAAGGAATCTTTCGGAATCCTGTTTTACCTGAGAAGAGAAACAATGCCATAGCAAAGTTTGTTTACCTTGATTAGGAACATCTTTGATACAGATTATGTTTACATAATTCTGTGCCAATTCGTTGAGTTCTTTAGTTCTTGAAGGAGAACCATAGTTCGGGCATACCGGACCATTACCGTCGTAGATAATACCACGATTCATACCGGCAAAGGATTTCCAAGGTCCAAACTGAGAAGCAGAAGCATCTCCTAATCCTGCAATGGTACCAAGAACATCGGAGTCTACCAAGTTACCATCGGCATTGTAGTATTTAATACCACCACCGAAGTAAGCAACATATTTACTGTTACCTACAGTACCAAGGCAAGTCTGAATCCAAGTGATGATTGATTTCAAGTCTCTTGGTTGGTCACCCTGAGTATAGTGAGTAGTATATTTTGGTACTTCAATGTAGTAGGTATATTCTTGCAGTTCTTTAACCATATCTACTGCAGCCTTGTGTACTTTAAGTACATCAGCGGATGCTTCAAGATGTTGGTCAATGTGTGAACAGAAGATTTGATATACATCTACATAATCCTTAACGAATTCCAGAGAAGCAATCCATTCGTCTGCCGTAGGAGTACTACCGGCACTACCAATTGTACCATTCAATTTTACTCCATCGGCAGTGATAGCAGCACCATTGAGTTTAATATCAATTGGGTTTCTTGTCCCATCTACATCATCAGTTAACCATTTGATGAAGTTGTTCCAAGATTTGATGTTCTCTGTCTTTTCAGTTAATACCGGAACGATATATTCTGAGTTCTTTGCAAATGCACTCAGAGCAAGGTAATCTACAGAAGTATCATTGTTATCATCTGCAGTTTTGTAGGTTACTACTGGACCTTGTTCAAGTACCTGGCCATTAGCACTAATTACTTGATAGTAAACCGTGTTAGCCTGTTTGTAAATATTCACAGAGAAAGTTTCAGCACTACCAACTGGGTCTCCATATCCTTTAGTTACCAAACCAAAGCCAACAGCAACTGAACCAGAAGTAAACTTGAAAAGAGTAGAAGCCGTGGGTTCCTCTGGAGTTGCAGAAGCTACTACCGGAGAACCGTCTTCAGCAGCCTTAGGAGCAGATGCAGCTTTAGCTCTTGTTGCAGCAGATACTACACCTTTGGTTGCACCCTTACCAAGTACACGAATAATACGAAGCTTAGAACCACCATTGAAAGCCTTTTCGATGTTTGATACAGAACCATCTGGTACTATCTCAGAACCAAAGACTCTTTGGAATTGAGAGAAAGATTGGATAAGTTCTGATGGGTCATCATACGGACCTTTAGTAGTTCTAGCCAATACACATGAAACTCCTAACATAGGAGTAGTTTGAAGAACGTTCTCGTTCTTAAACTCGAAATTTACAGATGGTGAATTAGGCATATTTATACTAATTAAGTTAATTACTCATTTATTTAATACCCTCTAGTATTGAGCTATTTTACGTTAAGGTTAAGTAAATCGGATTCTGGCTTTTCGGTTAGTCCAATCAATACTGAGATGTCTTGAATTGGTACAAGTTCACCCTCTTCAGCAAGCTTCTCAGGTAATATACCATCCTTACAAGTATACTGATATACTTTTTCAAGTAGACCATGACTCTCATCTGGGTGGTCATAGTAATTACCTATTTCGATAAATAGGTTTCCTGTTGGTGCTACCCGACCATCTTCCCATTCTTCTAAGTTATTATAATAAGGTCTTACGTATCCTCGAGAAGGTAATGCTTCATACATAATATTATGAAGTAACCTCATATCGGCTTGAGTATTAGATACCAGGTGAATGTCTAGAGTTATATCTTTCGTTTCATAGGGAAATTCAGATGCTTGGTAATTCCCACCCTCTAGCTTATCACCAATGATATATTTGTTAACACCTATATCACCATTATAGAACCCTTGCAATTCAATGGTAATTCTAGGGCATGTCTTTGCACCCTTAACCTGATTATTACCGATACCAAATATGGGAATGAATTTAGGCATAGCATCCTTATCTGCTTGAAACCTTTTTTCATTCTCTTGTGATAATGGTAAGTAGTCTTCAGGGTTAAGAGTTAAACCTTTCTTAAGTGCTGTTTGTAATAGGCAAATATAAAAGGTTCTTTCTACGATTTCTTCTGTATTTACCATATTATACTAATTGAGGTATTAATATTACATTAAACTGGTATGTACCACCATCAGTAAATATACATTCCCAACCTCCTGAAGTACTACCAAACATAGCTCCTGCATCTTTTCTTCCTCGGGCAGTTGCTGAGAAAGTAGCCTGTGCTGAATTAGCTATATTACCGTAGTCGGTAATCCAATAGTATAGTTTAGTACCTGAGTTAATATCTGCAGCTTGTTGAGTTTGAGATATAGTAGGTATTTTAAAAGCCATTACCTCTTGTGATACTTGTTTTCCTTCTATGAGTTTACTTCTATGCCCAGTAATACTAAATCCTGCTGAAGTTTCGTAAGCATTTAAGATTTGGTCTTTTGGTATACCTAAATTAACTGCAGCAGGTTCTACCCAGTATTTATATGATACTTCTCCAGCAGCTTGAGTTACAGTTACAGTTTTAGTTAGACCACCAACTTGCTTGATAGTTATAGTTCCGCTAAGAAGTTGTTCTGTGTGATTCTTAGAAGTAATGGATACCTCTAGAGTCTTTTCTTCATTGTCCATAAATCTTAGTCCAGCAGTAAAGGGTGGTTCCTCTAAGAATTCTGCCGTAACCTCTACATTTTCCCAATCTCCTTGGGGTGTACCATTAATCATTTCCCTACGTTGAGAAGTGATTGCCAAAGTATCAGAGCCACCCTTACCCAATAGGTTGATGGCTTCCTTATCTACCTCTAATTTGTATTCGTAGTTAAGGCTGCCTTTCTTTTGAATAAGGTTTACAGTCTTAGGTACTCCATTAACTGTAATGGTAAGGATGGCTTTTTTATCTGCTTCTGTATCATTCACTTTTAACGGATGTACCATTACAAGTGCAGGACCAGTACCAGAGGTTTTATCTGCTTCAAAATCTGCCATTACTTTGTATATTTTCTAAGTTCTTTTCTTAATTGATTTCGTATCTCTTTCTCTAAAACTACGTTTCCACCGGCTGCCTCAAAAGCAGGTTTCCATAAAGGACGAGGTGGAAGATTACCATCTCTACTACCGTATTCCAACATGATAGCAATTTGATTAAGAGTTTTTCGAGAAGTTCTACCAGAGTATGTTATCTTCCTTAATCCTGGAGGAAGACCAACAAAGGTTCTGTCTTTCTGGGTTACCATAGTAACTGACCTTGCATATTGACCAGTAAGATTTAATAGGGTATGTGCTCCATACTTCTTAAGTGTAGCAGTAGCATGAGGAGGCCAAGAAACTTTGGAACCCGGTGGAGGTAGACCATTATTTAAACTACGTCTTACTATACGGAGAAGTTGATTACCAAACTTTCTAGTACCTAACTCATAACCGAGTTTCATAATACTGGGAGTTTTAGCAATCAACCTCTCAGCCTGACGTTGTTTAACGGGGTCTACATAAATCTGAATATCACATAGATTATTCGAGAGGTTTATGTTAACCTTTTTGCTTGGCATTGTTATTTTTATTTAATCCCAACTCACTGGCAATCTTCATAAGAATATCTTGTTGCATGGATAACTTCTCTGCTACCTCAGTTTTAAAAGCTTCAAATTCTTCTTGCTTATAAGCTGGAGCTGGTTGTTGTTGAGGAGTTAACATACCTTCAATGGTATGATATATGTTATCGCATTCAGTAACTATTGCCTCATATTTATCTCGGTTATTGAGAATATTTACGGCATTAGTTCTTTGGATATTTACTTCGTTTACGATATTGCGTAAGTCGGTAGTGTAATAAACATTATTATAAATACCCTCTGCTAAATCTGTGGGAAGGTATATAGTAACAGCAGATACAGAATCTTGAATAGAGATTTCTGTATTTGCGGCAAAGCTTCCATCTGGGCCAGTGGCTCTTGGTTTACTTTCACCAACTTTTAATACTTTAGCGGTATCAAAGATTGGATACCCAGAACGTCTGTCTCTCTCTAAGGTGTATATGGTATCACCTTTCTGCAATTTAGAAAAAATCAAATCTTCCATGTTCATCTTTTATTAATTAAGTTTAAACCAAATGATACTGCACCTGGATTCCTTTGCATAAAGTCTACCAGGTTTAAGAATTGATAGTATCCGAATTGGTCAATGAGTGACTGTGCTTTGTTTGCTACTTCCTTTGCTATCTCTGCATTGGGAGCAGGCAATGTAAGTTGAATAGTGAAATCTTTTAGTTGATTTCTATTAGTTGGTTCTTTCTTAATCTCTTCACTTTCCATATCGTTTTATTTTTAGGTGGGTATAAACGAAAAAAGGAGTACACCTATGTAAGATGCACTCCTTCCTAATCTGGCTTACGTAATGACGACGGTCATTATTAAGCCGGGGTTGTGGATGTAGTCTTAAGAGCTGCAACTACTGACTGGATAATGTTCTGGTCTCTCTGAGCATCTACTACTTGGTTGAGACGAGCAATTTCCTGGTCTTTAGCAGTGTTCTCGATAAGACACTTGATTTCCTGTTGGCCATTCTTGAGGTCACAGCAGCAACGTTCAAGTTGAAGAGCCAATTCGGACTTCACTTCTTTAATCAAACCTTTAGTTTCGCAGCAGCACCAAAGCCACCACCTACCAATGCACCACCGACTGCACCCCAACCGGAGCCCCAGCCTGAATTGCGTCCATTACAACAGCACCATCATTACAACCGCGGTCAGCGACGATTACGCCCTCACCACCAGATTTAACTTCTACTCCCATAATTTTTGAGTTTTAAGTTGTTAAACATAGAGTTAATTTTTAAAGTTATTCGTATATGGCCGTATACATTAATAATGCCATAGTATCGTATCTTTAAACTTTCTATAGACTCCTATGGATTTCCCCAGGCTATGTTAAGATATAGAGTTGGAAGATTTGAATCCTTAGGTGTTAAGGTAATATCGGCAATAGAATCTCCACTGTAACCCCCATAAGTTTGTTTTAAAGTTACTTGGATTTGTATTCCTCCACCGTATTCGCCAGACTCACTAAGGATACTTGGAGTTAATTGAAAATAACTTTCCATACCAACACCCATTACTATACCTAACTTATAATCTTGTTGAGAATAACCTACTGAAAGACCTGTATACTGGTTATTATCATAACTAAATTTTTTTACTTTTCTAATATTAGAAAGTTTAATTTTTAGAGGTTTACCATAAGTAGGTAAACCTACTGCATACATATCAATGGAGTCATTCTCTGCCGGTAAAGATACTCTAGCTCCTAAATATCCTCCGGGAGTATTCATACCACCACTACCAGTAGTATCTCTTCCATCTTTACTACTCCAACCAAATCCAATATTTACTATATCAGAAGCTCCATAAGAGTAGTAATTACCTAATTCACAATTTAGTTCAGTTGCCCCTGGGTCTTGGCTAACATAGGCATATAAAGCTTGATTATCGTTACCAGGCTGTTCAAACCTAACTTGCTGGTTTCTTGCAGAATCTCCTTTGTTATTGGTTAATGCTTTAAAAGCCCAATTATAGGAGTTATCTGAGTTCTGTCCGTTATCAATAACTTGCAACCAATCTTCAGAAGGTGGTATGAACGTAGGCTTAATATATTTCTTAGCAAACTCTACACCATCTCTTCGTAAGCTAGCATAAGATATAATATCCCTACTACCTGCACTACTACCATAGATATCACCATCTAGAGTAATATTAGTAATGGTACTTCCTTCTTGTTTCCAACCGAATTTAAAAACTCTAGTATATGGTATGGGGTTTACTATTAGGGTAATAGTGGGTACTGTCCCTACCTCTTTATCATTAATTACAACTTTAGGGTTATATAAAGTTATGGTATAAGTACGAGGGTATTCGGCTAAGTTCTGTACAGAATTAGTAATACCTATAAAAGCATTTTCAGAATCCGATTGTAGAGTAGCAGATACCTGACCACTGGGTGAAGGTATTGCCGAGTTGTTTTCAGCTATGGCTCTAGAATCCCAAGAAGTAGGAGTACCCTCTACTCCATTGATAGAAGTATATTCTAGTATGTGTAAATCCATCCTTACAGAATTTTCCATACCCGTAGTACCTTCTAATTCAACTTCTGTTACGTTTTCTTCTACTCTACCATTACTATAGTTTGCAGTCCAAGATATTTCATACCGTGTAGAGATTGTTGCAGCATCTTGGGTAAATGCCCAACCATTTTCTACTTCAGCAGTACCATTATAAAACATTACACTACCAGACCGAGTTTGATTAGTAGTATTTTCTTTTACAGAAACCTTAAAATCATATTCATAATTGGTAGGATTACCACCAATTAAATCTACAGAAGCCCAATCGGTAACGGTAGAATCCAAATCAAAATCAGGTTGAACAGCAACTTTACTCGTTACTTTACCATTGATTAAGGTTTCCCTATAAGATTGAAGTGTAACAGTTATACTCTGAGCTAAAGCCGAAAACATTCCATCTGGAATTGGTTCTACATAATTGATATAATCCCTAGTAGTAATACTTGCAGCTAATTGATTAAGGTTCAAAGTAAGCTGTTTACCAGAACCTCCCTGTTGTAATACTACAGTACCTCTTCGTATACTAGCTTCAGTATTTTCATATACGGGTATAGTAACATCATAATCTGCTCCTGAACCACTAGTACTTGATACCTTAGCAGATAAAGTACCAGTCCAATTAGGTTTACTTATTACTGAAGTTTCTACCAAACTATAGGAAGACTCTTCTACACCATTTACAACCTTATGTCTTCTGGATTTAATTACTGCTTTAGGAGTTGCTCCTGCAGCAGCTACAGAGGGAAAGTCCGTAGTTACTCCAAAGTAATAATTATAACTAACACTAGCACCTGCTTGAGTAGTTGCCATATCTAATTCCTTGCTACCATAGGTTAAAGTAAGACTTGCTCTACGAGAAGATTTAGAAGTATTTTCAGACAGAGTAATTCCTATATTATAACCATCTCCAGAAGCTTTGGTAATTTCTACATGGGTAATGTATGAAGATTTGGATTTTAGAGTTGGTGTAACATTATGCCAAGTAGAATCCTTACCATTAATTACATCATAATATCCCGACTTAACCAAACCAAAAATACTTCCTCCTACAGCAGGTGAATCACCAAAATTATCTACTACCTCTAATACATCTCGAGTAGATATTGTACCTGCAGCCTGATTACAAGTGATACGAATCACTTTATTAGAACCATTCTGTTCGTATGATACTTGGCCACTCCTTGTAGAAGTAGTTTGGTTCTCTTGCATACTAATACTTGTTCCTAGTACAGTTCCAATATGTTCAGTACTTGTTGCATGTATATAACTTACATTTTCTCTAGAACCCTCTACCAAAGAACCATTAATATACTTTTCACGATAACTAGTAATAGTAATAGACTTAGCAGTACCCAAAGCATCAAAGCTTAAAGTAGTTGGAGAAGCAGTAAATGTATATTCCCATTCTACCAAATATGCACTTTGAGTTACCGTAACTTCTTTATAGACGGTATCCATAGTTGCCCTTACTACTACACTCCTTTGATTTGCAGTTGTGTTTTCTGCAACGGTCAAAGTAGTACCAGATAAACTAAATCCTATACTAGCCGTAGGTATACTAAGTGTAGGAGTACCAATAGCATCTGATGCTGCATTAGTTGCACCTGAAGACCAATGATTAGTTCTTGGTGCCCTTGCACTTGCAGAGATTTGTGATGTACCACCTTGTTCGGTAAAGGTACTTGGGTTTGCAGAAATGGAAACTTCCCATGCACCCTGAGTTGTATTAGTAATTTTATTCTCTGCCTGGTATATATCGATTGAGGCACTACCAGATTTACCATTAAGAGTAACGGTTAATGTACGGCTTCCCAATTTAGTTCTTGCCTTTACAGTCGTGCCAAGATTAGAACCTGAGATATTTTCGGACCATACTACTGAAGCTCCAGAACTTATAGTACCACCATCATTGGTTTTACCATTCCATCCCCAAAGTTGAGAATAGGTATAAGTAGGTGTAGCTGCAGTTCCTCCTGATGCAGGGATATCTGCAATGTTTCCCAGATATACTGTTGGTGTACCATAAGTTTTTACACCAGCAGCTTGAGTTACAGTATAGTTCTGTTTTTTATTAGATTCGTCCTGTGTCCAGATATAATTAAAACCTCTTGAAGATTCAGTTTTATTTTCTGGGATGGTCATCTCCAAAATCTCAGAAGAATCTGGGTCATCGGTTCGTTTATAACTAACTGGAATTTGACTACCATAATTATGGCCATTCCTTATCTCTTGCTTGTAAGAATCTATCTCAAAAGTTACTTTACCTCCCAAAGCCCCAATAGAATTACTGCTAGCCTTAGTCAAAGTAAAAGTATAAGCCCAAGTAGAAGTTGCTGCAGCTTGAGTAAATTGAACTGTTATCTGTTTACCCGATTCATTCTGAGTAAAGGTCATATTAGCTGACCTTTCAACTAATCCAGTATTTTCTTTAGCTTCATATTGAGGTACAGTTTGATTATAAGATGCCCAATCAGGATAAGCCGTCTGTGTAGAACCTACTTCAGTATAACTACCAGATATTACTCCATCTACATATTTCTGTTTTCTAGAAACTAAACCAAACCATAGATTTGGAGAAGGAGCTCCTCCACTAGCAGGAAAACTTAAAGTAGTTCTATCTACAGTAAATGTATACTTATAAGTTACCTTATGAATATCGCTGAGCTGTACGGTTTCATTGTTTCCATAGGAACTAGCATTGGATATTTCCAAGCCAACGTAATTTTCTCCCGTTCCTGTAGGAGAGAGTGCCAACAATTCAGCCTTGGTAGGGCATTCATTTGAATCCTTACCAAGGCCTACTTTAGTTTTGACAGCACTCCATGTTGCTATCTCACCCATATTAATCTAAGTTTGTGAACAAAAGTTTTTCTCTTAATTCATCAATCTCGGCTTTCAGAAGTTTGATACCTTCGATTGCCAATACTGACATCTTAGAATAATCTACCTCTTTAACCAGGATATAGGTTTCTCCATCCTTTTCTACCTTTTCGAAGGCTTCAGGATTAGGAACTGTTTCAGATTTAACCGTATTCTCAGAAACTAATTCTGGGAAATATTTTTCGATTGTCTGAGCAATTGTACCTATATCGTGATTACCACGAATCATAAATGAATCCGTAGGTATAGAGCAGATTTCATCGAGAGTGTGTTCCAAAGGTTTAATGAAAGTCTTAAGTCTTTCGTCAGATTCTTTCCATAAACCGGAAGGAGCAGATACCTTCTTAAAGATAATCTCAGCAGTAGTACCCAATCCCAATTGGTCTCTTGTTACTCCATGAGGGTTACTCTTATTTTGCATGTGAGTAGTAAGATTGGTTTGAGCGTTGGTACCTGCAGCCTTGGCATCTGCAATAGCCGTAGCTTGAGCAGTAGATACTGGTTTATCTGCATCTGATGTATTGTTAACATTACCCAATCCCACTTGAGCTTTAGTTACTCCATGAGGATTAGATTTATTACCAATATGGGAATTTACTTTAGCATTCACAGTAGTATCTGCTTGAGCTCTTGTTGCAGCTTCATCTGAAATTAATCCTTCTATTCGGGTAATCTCACCTTTTCGGTCATTGACTTCCTTAGTGATATTATTCTGAAGAGTAGTATCAGCACCTCTTAATCCTTCAGCAACCAATTCAACTGCAGCTTCAAGGTCGGTTCTTACCTGAGTATCTGCAGCTTTTCTATCAGATACCTCTTTATTGATAACAGTAGTAAGCTCAGTTTTAGCCGCAGCTATTGCAGTATTTCTATCTACTACTTCTTGAGCAATATTATCAGCCAGCTCTCCTTGCAAATCATTAATAGCAGCTACCCTTGCAGTAGTCTCATCAGATATCTGTTTCGGTAATGTAGTATCCAACTTAACCTTATCTGCAGCAGACATAACACCGGCTTGAGTTGCAGTTGCAGGTTGGATATAATTATTAATATTTGGGCCATTGGAATAAATAGAATCTGAATCAGCTCTATGCCCATTGATTAATATTAGATTAACTCGACCTGCTTCAGGAGTTATTCTTACACCATTAACTAGGGTATTTGGTAATGATTTTACTACATCAGTAGTAGTTTTACCTTTAGCTCCATCATAAGCAGTACCAGATATCTCACCAATGATTAAACCTCCAGAAGTAATTGGTACCCAAGTAGTACCTGACCAACGGAATTGATATCCTGGATGTCCTTCAGTTATATCATTGTAAGATTTACCAGCTTCTCCAGTTACTGGATTAGCATGAGCAGCATCAGAATACAATTTGATATTAGATATCTGGTTAGTTGGTGATACATCGTAGGTTGCATATACATCAATTACGTCATCTACATAAGAAGGTAATTGAGCTGCGGGTACCTTACCGTCTGAACCCAAAGAAGCTAGACCATTGGCCTGACCCTTGGTTGCCTTAAAAGTATCAAGGTCATCCCGAACTTCCTGAATACTATCAGTTAGTTCAGTTTTCAATGCAGTATCAGCATCTTTACGGTCTTGGATTTCTTTATCAATCTTTGCACCCAATGCAGTATCAGCATCTTTACGGTCTTGGATTTCTTTATCAATCTTTGCACCCAATGCAGTATCAGCTGAACCTCTATCGGTTATCTCTTTATCTACTTTTGAGCTCAATGTGTCCAGCTGAGTTTTCAGAGAATCATTGCCCTCAACTCTTTCTTTATTGATTTCAGATTGATACTTCCCAAGCTCTTTATCCCAAGCTTGGTCAGTATTTACAATCTTAGGGTCTGTGGTAGCATTTACCAAAGTACCATATATAGGAATTTCTGCCATAGTTATAAGTTTTTATCCGATTACAAAATTGAAATTACCAGCTTTTAAAGCTCCTTCAGTACGGTAGCATTTGTATGAACCTTTACCTTCTACAGTTACTGTAGCTGCAGCAGCCATAGGAACTCCAAATCCAGAAGAAGTTACCTTAGTTATACTGAAGTTAGAAGGTACGCATAACCATACATATTCTCCTTCAGCAATTCCCGTCATGTTATAAGTTCCGTTAGGAGAACTCTTTATTGCCTGTTTGGTAAGACCCAAAACATCTTCACCGGTTAATGCTGCCTTAGCAGAATGTCCAAAGTACATAGGATAGTAAGCATTTACGTTAGCAGTTGCTGTTTTAGTTACACCCTTGCTTGTAATACTTAAAGTATAAGTAGTACGGTCATCCTCAGTATTAAGGGTATCCTTAATATTTAAGCTAGCAATTGGTGTACTGTTTATAACAGTAGTTCCTCTTTTAACTGATAAAGTTTCTGGAACAAGCGGTTTACTGTTGAATAGGTTATTACCACGAATAGTAATATCTGCATCAACTCCTTTCTCAATAATTGTAGGACTTACCGAAAAGCCAGAGATTTGGGTAAACTGAGTATATAATACTTCCCAAACCTCATCATGTCTACCGTCGGCAATTTGCTTATCCAATTCCTTCATGCCATCTACAATGTTTGAGGATTCTGAAAGGTAATTAGTATCTTCCAGAGAAGGCAATGCCAAGGCCTCTGTAAGACCCACTGCAGTTTTTACCTTAGTAATCTTATCATCGGCATCTGCCTTATCTACTTCGATACGTTTCTGTACTTTACCGAATGCGGCTGAAGCAGTATCTGTTACCTTTACATCCAAGTCTGTAGGAGTAGTACCTGCATTCTTTTCATAGCCATCCAACTTAATGTCGGTACCATTCAATACTGGATTTGAATCCAATCTGTGAGTATTGATAGTATGAGCATTGGTAGCATCGATATTATCCTGCAAAGTAGTATCTGCAGCTTCCCTTGCATCTTCTTCGTTATCGATACGAGCATTCAGACGAGTATCTTCTTGAGTTCTTGCATACTTCTCGGCATCGATATTATCCTGCAAAGTAGTATCTGCAGCTTTTCTTTCTGCAATCTCGGTATCAATACGAACTCCCAGGGCAGTATCAGCAGCAGTTCTTGCAGCTTCTTCTGCATCCAAAGCATCTTGAAGAACCTTATCAGCAGCCTTTCTTTCTTCCCTTTCAGTTCCCAAGTCTGCGGTATTCTGGTCAATCTTACCTTCTAACCGAATGTCTTCTGCCTTACGAGCAGCAATCTCGGTTTCAAGTAAAGCCTTAACTTCCAGGTAAGAACCAGAAATATTATTCTGAATACCTTGAATCAATTCCAAGTTTCTTTGGATATTGGCAGCATTCTGAGTAATAAGAGCATCTTGGTTATTTGCTCTTGCCAACAATTCAGTACGAGTTTCAGTAACATAGGTTCTTAAGTCTTCTACTGTCTTGGTCAGAGTAGTACTTAGAGTAGTAAGCTTGGCATCTAAAGCAGCATCACCTTCAACTCGTTTTTCAGTTTCTGTCTCAATCTTCGTAGTTAACTCATTTAACTTCTGAGTCATGGTTGTTGCGAAGTTGGGGTCATCACCTAATGCCCTAGCAATCTCTTCCAGAGTATCGAGTACACCAGGAGCAGAGCCAATGATTTTCTGAATTG